TGCTTGTATTCCAATAATTAATTGGACCATATGAAATATCAGCATTTACACTATTATCAACCCAAGCTGTACACGCTGTTTGAAAATTAGCATCGGTTATTCTTGTTTTGTTGAAAAATTCATAACTTGGTGTTGCAGCCATAGTTGTAAATGGTGGATTTGGATATTCATTCAACATAGCTGTAGCACCTTGAAACATATCGGTTAAAGGATTAGTAAGTCCAGAAGTATTCCAATATCGAATGTCTTGGTTAAACACTGTATTACCGTTGAACATATTATCCATAATACTTACACTCGAAGTATTCCAGCCACCAATAGGTTGGTTAAATGCAGTTTGTCTGAACATCTCTCTTATATCTGTACAGCTGCCAATATTCCACCCACTAATATCATCACTCCCACCATTATTAAAATTAGTAGCTTGATAAAACATAAATCCCATATTATTTACACCACTAACATTCCACTTTCCAACATTTTGATTAAAATTAGTAGCATTACCAAACACGCGTTGCATACTTGTAACACTACTGGTATTCCACCCACTAATATCATCACTCCCACCATTATTAAAATTAGTAGCTTGATCAAACATATTATCCATAGTAGTAACATTTGAAACATTCCAATTACCTATATTATCGTTAAATGAAGTCTTGCTGCTAAATAAGTCATCCATAATAGTGACAACACTAACATCCCATTGGGATATTACATTAACATAACTTGCGTCTCCTGGATCAGTAAATATAACTTGACTAGGGTCAAGAACCCACGCATCAACATATGTAGAAATATTATTATTATCGATTGTTCCGGGCATATATTATTAAATTAGATAAATAAAAATCTTAAAATTTCTAATGAAAAAATTGAAGTTTTTTTACACATATATCCATATAGTATTTAGATTAACAATTGGCGATATGAATCGCAATTATTCATACGATCCAATAGAGAACCGTTACAAAGATAATCTCTTGACTGAATGGGACAAATGTGGTGAGTGTGAGGTACGCACAGCAAAGGAAATATGTAAAAATTGCGGAGATTGTGTTTGTAAGCGAAATACATGTGCCGAAATATTTCCTCATAAAGAAAATGAGAATTTTACTATATGTAAAACATGTGCAGATAAAATAGGTGATAAATTAAAAATATCTATTAATCACGATGAACTTAGGCTATTAAAACAAAAAATTAGTATTAAGTTACAAAATAAGATGAGATCAATAGAAAAATCCGAAGAGTAGATAGATATGGTATATTTAAAGTATTTAATAAATTAAACTTTTTTATATAAATTAATAGTAAATTAATATATATATAATGTCTTTTTCTAATTGTTTTTCAAATGATACAACAAACTTAACGGGAAGTGATTATATTGCAAGAAAACGCGCAATCAATATATTTAAAGGTGCGACTCAAGTTGCAAAAGGTGGTGGAAAATTGGTTAAGAAAAAACCAGTATATGTAAATGGAGTGAAAACCATGAAACCCACTGGATCTGTTTATGATGGTGGAATATATACAACAAAAAACTGTAGCAAATTGATAGGAGCTAATAGTTATGAATTATTAAATTCAATTATATACGGAAAATATTTAGCTGATCCGATAAGTTTTTCTTTAAATCGCAATTCAGAATTATGGGTTGGTAATCTATTATCTCAAGATTTAAGTGGTTTAATAACAATCGATGCTTCATTTGGAGGCATTTCTAATAGTTTTTATTATCCACCTGATGCAAATTCTAGTACATTTTATCCAATTGCTAATCACAATATTGAATATGGAGGGATATATGTGGATCCATGTTACAATGTATTTTACGGTGATAAAGTTGATGATGATAATAATAGTAATAATAGATATTTTATAAATAAACGGGTATGTTCAACTAATAATTATAATCATGTGAAATTTATTAATTTATCCAAAGCCGAAAGGCTTCGGTTGGGTAGTAGAGCATTCCAATTTTCCAACGCATTAATAGGAAAATTATATATTAAGGCTTCAAATTTATCATTAAATTGTGATAAAAAATGGCTACTAGACTTAAGTAGTGGTCGAGCGATTTTTTAATATTGATATAATGCTGTTACTGTTAAAGTAAAAGACCAATTACCACCATTTAAATTAACAGTATTTCCTTTATCATCAACTAATCTTACTTTCATACGCTCAATATCAACTGGTCCGAAATAAACTCTTTTGGCCTCATCTAAATTAAAATCATCAATAATTTGTTTTCCTGGTGTTAAGTTATTTACTAATCTTAATGGTAATAAAGCTAGTACGTCAGTAGTAGTAGGAGATGTGACAAATTTTTTTGTTGTTTGAGTTCTAGCTAATGTAGTTTCATTCAATGTATATAACTGAGCTTGTGTTAATTTTCTAGGAGCATTTTGAAGATATGTTGCAGTTTTAGTAGAACTAAATGGTGGAGTCGAAACACTACATTTAAGACCAGAATTCCAATATGAAGGTATTTCTGCATATTTTTCTGTTCTTGCAATACCTACTAATCCTTTATTAAGGTGATTTTGATTGAAATCATCTAATACTAATAATAAATATTTTGGTCCAAATGTATCCATTAATGCTTCCGATGTTAATGTTCCACTTGGGCCAACCGTATATATTAATTGACCATATAATGGGTCATCCTGGATGATTGGAGGAGAAGTATTACCTCTAAATCCGAGTATCCATCCCAGATTATTATTAAATTTTTGCTGTGCTTTACATGCGGAGGGACATACTTTTTCCCCAGATGGATCGAAAAAAGTAAATGTATGTGTAGTGCTGTCGTTATTTTTGATTGTTGTTTTGCCTGTAATTGGATTTTGTTTAATATCGTACATAGATTTGAATACGGAATTACCTGATAATTCCATAATAAGAGATTCGTCAGTATAATTTCCTGAAGAGATAGAAACCGCACTATTATCTATATAAAAACAGTTATTGGCTTGATAAGATGCGTCTATCAAATACCATGTATATGGGATTTGAAAAGATGTTACTTCAATACTTATAGTATTATGAAGAATGTCCGTGAGATCTAATGTAAAATTAGTAGAAGATGTTGCCCCATCAGGATCAGGATTATATGGTATAATATTTTCTCGAAATTGACTATCAATATTAACAAGTCGTGTAGTAGTATTTTTAAGATTTGGATTAATAGTTCCTTGAGCAACAGGGACCTGAAAATCATTACTAACCCCTAATTGATTTTTACTCATAACAAATTTACCATCTTGTTCAAATATATTTACTTGTTGAGTTCTATCTGTAACTTTATTAGATTGATTTGGATCAGTATCAGATTGCGATTTATATTGATTATTCCATAAATTGCCTAATTGAGCTGATTCGTCATATTGAATATTTGTATTTTCATTATCAGAATCGCCATCTAAATCTTCAATTAGTGTATTTTGAACTTGTTGAAAAAAATTGGCTAAATCATAATTGTCTTCAGTTGTATATCGGTTTATAAGAGGTGTAGATGCAGTCATAATATCCTGATAAGTTACATCGTCACTATCGGATAAATCTAAAATAGATAATAAGTCATCTTGTGTATAATTATCAACATTTAAATCAATATTTTGTGAGTCCATTAGATATATATATTTATTAGTTTTAAATATAAATTAGGTTACTTTTAAATAATTATGTGGTAATATATTTTTCAAACATATTATCAAAACATTTTACAAAATCAAATCCATGTTTATTATTTAGAATCCATTCAGACAATTGTGTAATACCTTGGGCTCGTTTGCAATGTCTTTCACCTTTAAATAGAAGTTGTTCAAGAACATTCAATACTTTTTTATTATAATTATCATTTATTCTAGATGAATCTATTCTATAATTTCCTTTATATATGTAACGATTGTAATCCATATCGTTATATATTCGATAATTTTTATCAACTAATATTCTGTTATTTACAATACCAATTCCTTCTATTTTATTAGTTTGATTATTCATTTCAATTACATATACATTAGACTCCAATGGTATATTTGATTTCATTTTTATGGGAGTTCCGTATATACATCCGTTTATATTAGTCCTTTGTGTATAACTCTTGTTTTGATTAATAGTATCATTATTAAATCGTGTAGTAGTAATTGTTTTACTTTTCATATGTTTTTTTAAAAAATAAATAAATGATAAAATGAAATCAATTTTATTGATAAATAAATCTGATATATAATATAGGACTTACACTTATAAAATATGCTAAAACAACCATTAATGTGCCCCAATATCTACTCTCTTTATCTAGCGGATAATTAAAAAATATTAAATATGGATCAATAATATTAATAAAATTTTTTTTATTTAATTTATATTCTAAATGTGTTATAAAACATCCTTGTAAATAAATGTATAGAAACATAAATCCAAATAAAATACAAAAAACAACATAAGTAAGTGATAATGGTGCAAATACATAAATGAAATATGTCATAAATGGAAAAGTGAAATGCAATGATTTTATCATAAATGCTAGAATTTTTTTAGAATATTTTGTTTTAATCAAAATATTGTGTATATATTCAACAATATTTCTTCTTATTCCTTTTCTGTATTCAACATTCAATAACTTATTCATTAATGTATTTGATCAATATTTAAATGCATTAATAACGAAACTTACTATTATTAGTGCCTTTTTTTTAGTGCTCTTTTCAATGCAATTATTATCCTAATAATATATCTTTTACCATTTGTATATCTTCCTTGAATGTTACGCCACACCATCTTGAATCCGTTTTCAATAAATCTAATTGTATCTTATTTGACCTCATTAATTTATTTATAAAATCAGGCAACATCGCTTCTAGACCATAATCGTCTCGATAAGAGTCTTTAAATTCAATTACCAATTTATCTATTTCTGTTATTACATCTGTGTTTAATATGAATAAATTTACACTCACATATTGATTATATAATTCACTTTCATTGTAATACCCCTTTTCAATATTTAATTTCTCACAAATACTCTGTATATTACCATCCCTACCTGTAGATATAAAACCTCTATTCGCTTTATGACCATTCATTAATGTGTTTATTAATTTATATCCTATTAAATAATTCTTTGAATTATTACATTCTAAATTTATTGTTTCAAATGTTCTTTCTCCATAAAGATCATCACTATTTAATAATATAAACCTTCCATCCATATATCCTGATGCTGATGCTAATGCATCTGCTGTACCCCATGGATGCTCTTGAATATTATATGTTATTTTTGTATCTATTTCGTGTTTTTCACATACTCTTTTTAACTCACTAACAATCTTCTCATATGTTTTTATATTACATATAAGATGTATTTGAGTTGGTGCTATATACTTTTTCATTTGTATTATGTTCATTTCTAAAATTGTTTCCTTTCTTGGTCCTACTTGACATAATATTTTTGGACTACCTCCAAATCTTGATGATAATCCAGCAGCCATAAATAATATACCTATTTCCATAATATATAATATATCTTGTTACTTTTAAATAAAAAATTTATATTTTATTGTATAATATCTCTCTATATCCGCCTTCTCATTCTCATTGTGTTAATTAAAATTGAAGTATTTCTAAGTAGATATAGTATTGCATCAACATACTAGAAATTGTCATTATAATATGAAACGGGAATCAAAACATAACAATTATACTGGTGGAACCATGAGATATGTTGGTAATATGAAGTATTGTACGAGAGGACTAGTCGAAGTCTATCGCAGAGGAAAATTATACACATATAAGAACAACCATCTGCAGCATTGTCTCAAATGTGGAGGGTCGAAATTTTCTTGCAAAGGCCTACCACATGAGGCCAACCAATATGGTAATAAGAAATGGATGCCACAAAACAAAAAACTATTCTTTACATACTCTGAATATTAGTTAAAAAATTTATATTTTATTTTATAATATCTCTCTATAAACTCCTTCTCTTCCTTAGTTATATCTAGTAATTCATATATGCATTTTTTATTTAGTATATTTTCTGGTATATTAGAAAAATCAGGTATGAAATCAAAAACATACTTCTCCAAGTATCTCATTCTATATCTTGTAGTCTCAAATAGAAATAATATTAACTCGGTAGAGAGAAATTCTTTAATTATTTTTAATTCATATAAAGATTTATTTTTTATTATATAATTATCTCTCGTACTAATACCATACTCACCATCTTCATCTATATATGCAAATCCATACATTTTATGAGCCATAATCAATTTACACTCTCCATGGTACATCAAAGGTTCATTACTATAGTTTATTTCCAGATATGGTTCTTTCTCTGCATTTAGTTTCGTTGTTTTTATGTTTTTAAATGGAAAGTATTGAGAGAAATTACTATTTATTTGTACATTCTTTTTGGGCATATTTGTTTTTATTATTTTTAAATTTCCATATAGTTTTGTTAGTTTTAGAAATTTATTTACTATAGATACAAAGCATAATGGTATTGGTATTTTATTTTTCAATGGAAAGTATTCATAATCCTTTTTTACTTCATCGTATAATTCAATAGTTCCTTCATTTTCTCTCTTTGTTAATAAAAAATAACATATTGGTGTCTGTACATGAAATCCAAATATTTTATTTGTTTCATTAGCATTTAAAGTATGCAATTTTTCTATTTTATAATTTAATAACATATCATACATTCCTGCTTTATCAGGTTTCATCCATATAGAAGGAATTAATATATTCATAATCCCCTCATTTTTTAAGAGAGAAATGTTTTTTTTAACAAATTCACACCATATTGTTTTACCATCCTCCTTTTTATTTATATTATTTTTTGTAGGAACTTTTTTAACACCATTGAAATTATAAGGCGGATTACCTATAATAAAATCAAATCTTATGTTAGTTTTCCATTCTAAATAATTGGTTTCTATTATATTTGCATTATCACCGAATTTCTCTCTAAGAAAAGGTATATTATCATTATTTAATTCAACCATATAAATCATATTATCAATTATATGTTTTTTTCTCTCTTCGTCCTTTGGAATTGATTCTTTGAGAGATTGAAATAAAATAAAAAATAAACAAATACTATAATTTCCATGCCCCGCCCCTGCATCTAACCATTTTAGATCCTTATTTTTAAAATATTCTTCTGGTATTATCATTAACATTCTATTGATAAAGAAAAATGGAGTATTCACTTCTCCATATTTATCCTTTAAATCAGGATTATAATCTAGATACTGAGAGAAAATATCTTCTAAAATAGTATTTTCATTAATATTAATCACTGACATTAATATTAATTTATTTTTTTTAATAATAGTTTTAACTACATCACTTCTTTTTAATCATATCTTCATATTTACTATGATTGTTATTTCCACAAGGACCACAATGGTCTTCATTTGCTAAATCTATACGACGATCCATTTGCTTTCTATTATCTAGATAAACCCATCTACCTAATACTTTTGGAGGATCTTTTCTTAGAAAAGAAACATATTGTTGAATGTGTCTAACTATGGGCTGATATAAATGTTTGAATTGTGTTCGTGTAAAAGGCATCTTATATTAATTATTATAATATTTAATATTTAATATATTTAAATCGATTTTATTTCTTAGATTTCTTAGATTTCTTAGATTTCTTAGATTTCTTAGATTTTCTAATGCCCTTATGATTTTGTTTTCGTGTAAATTTATTGGATGATAATAATTTACCAGATATATTTGATTGTTGTTTAATAATTAATTCTACTATATTTTGATAAAAACTCCTGAATTCCTTTTTCTTGTCTTTTAATTCATCATAAGAAAACCATTTAATTTTAGCCTTTTCCAATAAACCATTATCCTTTTTATGTTTAACATGAGGTAAGTATCTAGAAAAAAATTCATAATTATTTTTATAATAAGTAGGAAGATTTTCATCAAAATCCATTTTAAATATAAATGTGGTATATTCCTTGAATTTAATGGTTACAATTTTATTTTGTTTTACTCGTTTTCTAAGTTGTTCTGCAGATCCTAAGAATCCATTAATCTCCTCAGAACCTTCTCTTAATGCAGTATCGAAATGAGTTTCACCTTCTTCATGTCCTCCACCGAAATCAGCCCATCCAGGCGTATCATCTAATTCATTTTCCTTTCCAAATAAAAAATAAATTTTATCATTTTTTATTGCTACGGGTAATATACCTCCTCCCATTATACTATATTTATATTTTTTTATGCATTTCCACAAATATTTTGAGTCATCCACCTTTTAAGTTCTTCAGTTCTATTTTTTTTGTAAGATGAATTTTCTTCACCAATGAGAATGCTATAACTATCCTCTGGACCACCAAGCTCAACATCATAATATGTTTCATCATCATCATGATTAGTTGAAATACTACTTGGTGTTCTAGGTGGCATATGCAATGGAGTATCATCATCATAATCATCATATATCGCACCAGACATATCATCGCCTGTTTCAATATCACCAAAAGTCTCTATATTTTTGATAGTTTCGTTTGGAATAAATTCTCTCTTAAATAGTTCTTCATAAACCGATGAAATTTCTGTTTCAATATTGCTAATTCTATTGTAACAATCGTCAAGTGTAAATTTATAACTAGTATTTTTTCTAGTTTTAGAATTGTTGGGTAAAACAATCCAATACCATGGGTCATCATAAGCTAATCTAGCCTCTAGATTGGGATCTTCAATTCTTCTTCTCAAATTTTCAGCTGCACTATTGCAGTACCATCTAGAGAAGTGAATAAAAGCCATTTTATATTCACTACCATCCACTCCAATTTTATAAACAATGTCCATTTTATCTACTTTACCAAGATTTAAATATTCAAATGTATGAATAATTTTTTTATCAGGAATATTAGCAAAGATGCGGGGAATGCAAACTGAGAAGGTAGAATAAGACATTTTAACTGTAACTTTCTTGTGTATTTAATGCAATAACTAATGTTAAGTATTTGAACTTCAATTTTTTTAATAATGTAATTAAAAAATGCTATTAAAAAAAAATTGAATTAAAAAAATATTTATTTATTTATTGTATTAACATAACTTAAAATGGACTACAGATCTACTAAGCGAAAAACGAAGAAGGACAAGGAGAGAAGAAATCATGAGATTAATGGGAAGTACAGTGCAAAACATATTAGGATTCAAGAACAATGCCAAGAAAATCATTTAAAAAATATTCAACAAGAAAAACTTGAGAAATCTAAGAAAGGAAAAAATAATAAAGATAAATAAATAATATTCTAACAGAAATAAGAAGAGAAAGACACATTGGAATTTCCATGACGAGTACTCATCCTTTTTTTTTTCTCCATCATTGAAGAAATCTCACTAGATACTTCGTTTGAAATATCTCTAGCAACATGAGATGATGTAATGGATTGTGTTTCTGATCTTCGTTGTGCTCTGGTATTTCTATCAATACTTTGTTGTTTTACTTTTTGTTGTTGACAGCGTTGTTCATAACGGATTGCTCTATTTGTTTGTGTATTAAGGCCTGTGGTCATTATATGTTTAAATATCAATACCCTTTTATATTGATTTATTATATTATTTATAAGTCTATTACTTACTATGCTGTTATAAATATATTTACAATTAATATAAATACATTTATATATAGAATAATACAATGACTGAATATCTAAAAGATGTTACATATAAAGACACCATTCCTTTTATTCCTCCTGTTACAGAAGGTAAGGTAATTAAAGTATATGACGGTGATACTATTACTCTTGCTAGTAAATTACCATTTGATGAATCACCACTCTATCGTTTTTCTGTAAGAATTAATGGAATTGATTGTCCTGAAATGAGAACTAAAAATGCCGATGAAAAACAATGTGCAAAACTAGCAAAGCAAAAAATTATTGATGCTTGTTTTAATAAAATAGTTCAATTGAAGAATGTTAAATTAGAAAAATATGGCCGTGTATTAGCTGATGTTCATGTAGACGATGTATCATTAGGTGAATTACTATGTAAATGTAATTTAGCTGTAAAATATGATGGTGGTACAAAGATAGTACCAGATAATTGGATGGAATATTATAATAGTAATACAGAAGCTTAACTAGTATATAAGCATTCAAACATAAGAGCACAAGACCAATCCATATTATTTAAATCAACAATTCTTCCATATTCATCATATAGTGTAATTCTTAATTTTTCAATATTAACTGGACCAAAATAATTTCTGCTCCTGTTAATTTGTGTAGAAAATCCATCATCTTCTCCCGTTTGATATACGCCGTTTGATTGTTGTATAGATGCTAAATTAATTCGTGCAATTATATTTCTATTATTAATAGAATCATTATATGCAGAAACATAATAATTATTTACATTGTTGTTATAATCATCTATAGCAACAAAAATATAAGAAGGGCCTTTTATATAACATATAGATTCTGATACTATTGCTGCTGGATACTTGTAATTACCAGATGAATCTTTTAATGGTAGTCCGGACTTATATAAATTAACTCTAAAACCTAAATTCCATCCTAAAAAGAACGGTAATTGTAATGTGGTTTGATTAGTACCTTCGGGAGAAACTGCACATTGAATTGCAAAATCGTAATAAGATGGATTATTACTAATATCTGTTAGTGATATATTGGATGAATCTATTGCGAATATACTTTTACCACTAGTAGTATCTACTGTATATATAATATTCATGGAAGTATCTATCATGGGCTTTGTCCCCTTATTCATTTTATTATTCTTATTTTGTAATCCAGCATTTATAGCGGATTCTATTGTTGAACCACCAATGCGGTTATTAATATTTGTATCATAATTTCCATCTGGTATTTTAACAACCATTTCGTTATTATATTTAATAGTATCGGGTTTTGATGCATTTCCGGATACATCCCATCTTACTATAAATACATTATTCCCTAATTTCTCACTTATGGTATAATAAGTTAAAGGCACTTCAATAGATGCTAATCTCATATTAATAATATTATCAAATTTATATGGTAAGTTTATTTTTTGATCAGATGCAGAAGTTGTATAATAATTTGGTCTAAATCGCGAATCAATATTTAAAGATCTTTTGATTGTAGTGTATTTAATAGGATTAATTATTCCAGGAGGTGCACCTCCTGAATCATTTAAAGTTAATCCATCTGATGATTTTAAATTATATGCTTCTTCTTCTCTTTTTTCATTTTTAATTATATAATGATTGTCTACTTCTTGAACATAATTTTTTAAGTTATTGAAATGAACAGGCTCACTAGAAACCGATCTTGCATGTAATATTTTTTGTGATAATGTGTTTATTAGTCTATTTGATATATCATTTAAAAAACTATGAATATGTTGCTTAGTGGCTTCATTAACAGAATTATCATTAGTCATTTTTACAAGCATACACGATTTTTGCGTGGTAATATCTTCTTGTTGATATGGGTATGTAAGTTCCAAAATATCTTCTATTTCCTTATCAGAATAATCTGTTTGATTTAAATTAAGTAAATCCATATATAAACTAATAAGGTTTTTTTATATTTATATAAAACAAATTAATAACAACAATTATATTTTGTTTTTGTTATATTAGTAATTAGTCTATTCTCATCGTTAAACATTTGTATACCACCACATGGAATATTAGTTGTCTTTACTAGCAAATCAATTAATACATGTAATTTTTGTTCTAAATTATTTTTATCGTCTCTTTTACAAGATATTTCATAATAAATTATATTATTATCTTTCTTACATAAATTATTTACACAAGATCTGTCAACTAATATTTCCTTATCACTTTTATTACCTAATAATAGAATTGGATGTTTATGAGAACATGTATTTTCATAATCAATCATTTTTATCCATTCTAAGATCGACTCAAATGATTGTTTATTACTTAAATCAAACATCAATATTATTCCAGCAACATCTCTAAAATATCCTCTAATAATAGATTTATATTTCTCCTGACCTGCTGTATCCCATATACATATTTTTATGGTTTTATCATGATTAGTCTGTTTTATTAGACTACAAAAATCAACTCCTATAGTACTAATACTTGTTTCACTATATGGTTTATCGTTTAATATATTAAAAAACGATGACTTACCTACCATTGTATCTCCAATTATAATTAATTTATATTTTGCGTCATAATTTATTCCATTCATTATATTATATGTTATTATCATTTTATACTATTCATCTAATAACATTATGGCCATTGCTGAATAATTGTGTAAATCTATTAATGTATCACGCATTCTTTCATCATCAACTAATGTTATATTATTTTTCTCAATAGTCTGTAATCTTTTTATTTTATCACCCATTCTAATTAATACACCAATTACACCATATTCGGCAAACGCATCCCCATAATCTTGATTTTTCTTTTTAAATAATTCTAATCCCTCTGATTGAACAGTAATCATTTGTTCGATACGATTTTTTTCTTCCATAATAACAATAACAATAACATATTATTATATTTATATCCTTTAACTAATAAATTTTCACAAAAAATGTTATAAAAATAAACTAAAGACACCAGTATATTATAAATACTAATGTCAAGTGATACAATATTTATAATAGTAGTACTCATACTACTATTCTGTGGATGTATTATTTGTTGGATTGAATGTTGTTCAGACACTATATGCATTGAAGATGAAATAACAACTGAACCTGACATTGTTAATCCTGTCATAGAACTATAATAGTGCATTTGATTTGAAAACACGTATATCTATGTGTTTTCAAATAATTTTATACTCTTCTTTTTACAGCACCTAAGTTTCCGGCTTGACATGATGCCCCTACCATTCCTCTTGCTGCTTGTTTATTGTAATAATGATTGTTACTTTTAATAAATGTCATAGGTACATTGGGTAAATATATATTTGATGCATTGTAGCTTCTACCATAACTTCTCAATACAAATTGATTACCACCAGCTGATGGATTGTTTGAAAATACTAAACTATTCTTCATATATATACTACCATTACATTATTTTAATGTGCAAATATTGTCGGGTTTTAATATAATTTATTCACATCAATACCGTCATTCCGAATCTTTTATAATTCCTTTTCACACATCTCCATAATAATAATATACCTATCTTCGCCCCCCTCATCCACAAGATGCACCTCGTGAAATAAAGATTTGGCTCATATTACCTAACCCTAATGATACTGATGAGGGCATATTTACTCTACCATTACTAGTAGTTGGTCTAGTCATTATTAGTGAATTTGAATAATTTGCATTTCTTGCAGGAATTAGCATATTAATTTTTTGAGGCATTATATAATACATCAAGAAATTAAGCTATTACATCATTGTCATTATTATCATTTGATGAAATATCTGTAGATTCAGTTTCTTCTACCACTTCAGATTCAGTTTCTTCTACCACTTCAGATTCGGATTCAGATTCAGATTCAGATTCAGATTCAGATTCATTCTTTATTTCGAAAATAATTGTCTCTTTTTCTATATTTTTATTACTAAACTCAGGTGCCTTTTTTACAAGATACGATTTTTTATATCTATTATTTCCATATAATTTCATACTAAACATAATTTATTATATATAATAAAAAGTAAATAAATTATTAACAATAGCACAATGATGACCCAACAATACCAATTTTTTTGGTTTTATTACCAATTACCTTGTTCTGTAATGCAGTTTGTTGTCCTCCAGGAAACAATGCAACTGATTTTGTTAGACTAGTATCTTTTTGTCCTCGTAACGGTGCTTTACCCTTTAATCTAGCTAAATATCTAGCATAACTACCATGTTTAATATCTACACCTTTTCCACCAGGTCTTTGTGATCCTGGTCTTTCTCGTGTAATAGAGTAACGGGTGGAATTACCATGCGATGGAACCGTTGTTATAGGTTTAGATACATTTAAATTAGCAGGTAAAGCACGATCACTCATTTGATTCCAATTTACTTTACTATATTTTGGATCATTTGATGGTTCTTGGTAAACGGATAAACTAGCAAGATTCATTGTATATTCTGATGCAGGAACACGAACAGTATTCCATATTCTTTTTTGAGTAATATTTATTAAATTGGCGGGACTACATCCAGTTCCATTCCATCCAATTAGATTGTTACTAGCATCATATACAGGTTCATATGTACATCCACATGTCGTACATTGCGATAAACCACATATTTTACCTCCTATATAATTACAACTGCAATCATTTATATAATTAGCCATTTATATATATAAATAATAATAAAATTGAAATATAATTTCATGATACTAAAATAGTAAATTAATAAATAAATGTCTTCAAAACAGATTATCAATTGTCCGTCTTGTTTTAAATGTTTCAAAAAAAAGGGCTGTTATGAAAAACATATTATGTATTGTGATCGTGAATTAAAATTAGATAAAACGCCATCAAATAAAGAATTGATGGAAATGATAGTTAATTTGACAAATAAATATAATGATGTTCAAAATGAAGTTACATCACTTAAAGCCCAACTATATAAAAGAAATAAGAAAATAGATGTAATTAAATGGTTGAATGATACATCAAAATATGAATCTAAAATATCATTTCTAGATTTATTAAATGAAGTAGATATAACATTTGACGATTTAAATATCATATTTGAAAAAGACTTTATAAATGGTGCTTATGAAATTTTGATAAATAATATTAATATGCATAGTAAAATCAATGATGTTTTAAAATGCTTCAATGAAAAGAAAAACATTTTGTATATTTATGTAAGTGACAAATGGAGGCAAATAACAGACGAAGAGTTTGTAGATATTTTAAAGAAAATGAATGTGAAATTGTTTGAAAAATTCAAACTATATCGCGAAGCTAATAGTGATAAAATATTCAACAATGATGGATTTCAAATTGAATACAACAAAAATTTGAAAAAAATAATGTGCGTATCAACATCATTTGAGTCAAAATGTATACGAGTTAGAAATAAGCTTTATTCAGAACACAAAGAAAGTCTTAAGACCATTACTGAGATCGAAGTTGTGTAAAAGTTTTTAAAAAAAACACCTTATTAAAAAAATTGAAGTTAAGTTTTTTTTATAACTATAAGACATATTCAAACACAGAATAGTTCAAAGCTTAATAACATGTCATCCACTCAGTTCTCCGTTTTCATTCCCCGTGTGTTTTCCAACATTCGTGAGGAGCGTATTTCAATGGTGTTTCGTGACCAAAACATTGGTGAGACCAGCAAGATCGATTTGATCAAGAAGACCAACGCAAAAGGTGATCGCTACAACATGGCGTTTGTGCATTTCGATGCCCTTTTCGACACAGATGCAGCAAGGTCTTTCAAGCATGATGTTGAAGACCCAGAGTTTAAGACCAAGTTGGTTTACGAGGACCCATGGTTTTGGCTAGTCCTTCCTTTCGAGGAGAAGCAGCCTGTTCAGCAACACCAACAGCCTATGGTTCAGCCTCATCTCAACTACTACGCCCCAGTTTATCAGCCTCAACAGCAACAATTCCAGCCCTATTCAATGGGACACGGAATGATGATGATGACTTCCAACGGGCCAATGTGGGTTCCTGACATTCCTGCTGAGCAGTTGCAACTCGTTCCTCCTCAAGTCGCCTACGGCAATAGAAAGGCTGGTCGCGGACATCCTAGAAAGCGCATCAATGTTCCTAAGAAGGAGGAAACCGCGGATGTCAAGAACAAGGAAGAAAAGAAGGTAAGTGAAACCCTAGAAGAGGGTGAAGAAGCGTAGATAGTAGATTTTAGTAGTTTGTTTTGATTTAAAGTAATAAATAAAAGGAAGGGAATAAACCCTTTTTTATTGTACAATTTAATTAAAATATTATAATTATGTTTTAATTAAATTAAACTACAGGATAAGAAGGTTGCATAGCAATTCCACATACTCCTGGATCATTTGTACTATCGCTTCTTTCGATCTTGATATAGCCTTCGTCTCCCCATGAAGGTCCCCAACTGTTCTTTACAAGCCAATATTCTGTACCAGATTCTTCGCCATAACCTACAATAAGAACACCGTGATCTAGATTAGTACCACAAGCATCACCTGTAAGAACTCCACTAGTATATAATTGAAAGGCCTTTGTGTCAGCTTCAATAGCAATAGAAACAGGTCCCATAGATACAGCCTCTTTAAGGTCAATTTGATTATTTTTTGTAACATCAACGCAAGATGAAATTTCTACAACAGCATCACATTTTTGACAATCACCACCCTTAGCAGTATAGGGGTAAGCGCTTTCTAAACACATACCATTATCCATAGCATATTGAAATGCATCATCCATTAGACCACCATAACATCCGTGATTACCATATGATTTGGAGCAATCTACAAGTTGTTGTTCAGATAAACTTACAAGATCTCCTTTAGAAATTGCCCAAGCTCCCTCCATAGCTCCAGTTGCGCTAAATGACCAACATGATCCACATTGACCTTGATCCTTAACAGGAGTTACTGCTCCATGGGTTCGCCAGTCATAAGAAGCAGCTACAGAATCAGATGCGGATTTAAATTTACCACATCCACTAGAAAAAGGTCCTTCGGTACGGATTCCTTTAAATGAAGCAAATTCATCTCCAGTAAGATCAGCAAAAGGGGTTACACCTAATTTAAAGGAATGACCCTTAGAGTTCTCTTGTTCAATATATTCCAAATTAGACTTAAAGATTTCAAATCTTTTTTCTAATTGTCTGAATGACTCATATGATTTGTCAAAGCGATGAATAAATGTTTGAAATTTATCCCAATGATGCTCGGTTGCATTAAACGCGGTTGCCATAGTTAGGCACAAAGTAGAAACAATAGTAAATAATTGCATTATATACATATTCATATATTATTCTTTTTATATTGTTTTATAATCTTCTAACTACATAAATTATAAATAAAAAAATTTGTATTTGATTTATAATTACATTATTCTAGGTAAATATTAAATAGATATATCATATTTTTCTGTAAATTCATTTAATGAATAAACCGGAATATCTTTAGTTTTTGCTGCTTCTAATTTGCCTGAATCGTCGTCTTTATTCTCCACAGTCTTAACAATTACAGCAAATGTTCTTTTAGTGACGGTTGATGATTCATTTGCACCAATTAACTTTAATTGCTCACTTAATTCTTTACTTCTGAACCCAGTAATAACTATTGATTTTTCATAAAGAGGATGACTTTCATCTTTAGGTTCATATTTTGGAAGATCTTTCATTTTATCTTCTAATTTGGCTGTTTTTACAAAATCGATAAACTTTGGAATATTATTAACAAATCTTTCAGCAGTTTTTTTCTCCATTCCTTTAATCGACTTAATTAAATCTATTTTATCTTGATCACTTACACTAGATGATAATATTTCAGGATATTTTTCTAATATGGGATTTATCCGTCTTTCACCAAATCCTCTACCAAATATATTAGACACAGCCATTATTTTAGATAATGGTGCTTTGTCTATCTTATCGTGAATAGATTTATATACCTTCTCGGCCATTTTCTTTTTAAATCCTTCTACATTTAAGAAGTCTTCTTCACTCATACCAATTATTTCTGCAACTGATGTCTTACCTGATTTAATTATTTTTTTAACATTACCTGGCCCTAATCCATCTACTTCTAATCCTTTAAAGAACCCCATAATATTTTTTTCCCTTACAGTTTCATCTTGTTCCATATCTTCTAATATAATATCTACATGTGTTTCATTCCATTTATATGCTACATCAGGCATTTTTGCATGTTCTGATGGTTCAATTACATCCATTATATGTGGAATAACATCACCACTTCTTACTAATTTTACTACAGATCCTATACCTAATTTATTATCTTCAACAAAAGCTGCATTAAATGCAGTAGCATATTCTATCTTTGCGCCACCTAATACTACTGGTTCTATTTGAATTCTAGGTTTTAAATACCCGTCCTTACTAGGAGACCATAATACATTTAATACTTTTGCTTCGGCTATTTGGTCAGATAATACCATCTTAAAGGCAAAACCATGTTCAGGATTTTTTGTTGTTCTAGGATAAATTTTATCATTCGATACAATAACCCCATCTATAGTATATTCATAATTTTCACGCCAATCAACTAATATTTCGGATAAAAGAGAGTTGTCAATATCGGTTTTTGTTTCATTTATAACTGTTATTACATCCTCTTTTTCTAATAATTCCATTTGCTCACTTGGTTTTAAAGATGGTTTAATTACCTCATATGCAACAAAATCCATATCTTTAAATCTCTCAGGTTCTATTTTTTTTTGATTTACTAATCCAGCAACTAAATTACGAGAATTGGAAAATTTATCATTATATTTTTCAATAAATGTAGTTTTCTTCATAATTAATTCGCCTCTTATGGTTAAATTAGGTGTTGTTGGTAATCTCAAAAATGGTATTAAATGACTTATATCTTGTCCTACACTACCATTTCCTCTTGTATACAATTTATATTCCCCATTTTCACTACTATATAGACCACTAATACCATCTAATTTTGCAGAAAGTACATATGGACCACTATATTTTTCTTTCCATTTAGGTAATGCATTAGTATCTGGTTTTATTTTATCCATAGACGCCATATGATATGGTAATTTAACTTTATTTTTATCTTGAATAGGTGCTCCAATTTGATCTAACACCTTATTTTTGGGGTATTTAGTTTCCATATATTCTTTTACTATATCAAATTCATTATCACTCATTAAGGGGTCTTCATTATAATATGCTTTTGAAGATTCATCCAATATGGTCGCTAATTGTTTTTGCGATAATAGTTTTAATGTATCTATTCCGTTTTTTTTGAAATCTAAAATATGTTCTTTGTATCCTTCCTTCTTTATCTTTACCTTTAATGTTTTGTTATTACTTTTTTTTTCTGGTTGTTTTATTACTGTATCGCCATCAATTAATTCAACTGATTTATATCCTTCTCTTTCATTTGGCTCTTTGTATTTCATACCGAGAAAGTCAAATATTGATTTCTCATCAGTAAATTCAATATCAATTTTATCCCCTTTTTTTCCAGAAACCATTTTCGATAATCCATGTTCATTTAAAGTATAACCCATATCGAGTGCTCTTTGTCTCATTACAGTATTAAATGCTTTGCTTCCTGTAAAATATAAAACAGCAAATGCATATTCAGTTGGATTTGTATATAAGAAATCAATTCGTCGTGGAATAGAACCGTCCAATTCTCCTATCGTAAGACTCTTCGTTTTTCCTCTTGTTAAAACTTCAATAACAACTTTTTCAGAAATTAGTTTATCAAGAAATTTGTCGAATGCGTCAATATTATTTTCATTGTTAGTAATAATTATATCAATATCTCCAGAATTCTTTGCACCTCTTCTATAACTACCCACAACATCATATTTACTACCTTCGGGTGCTACTTCTTTAAAGATACTAGCAAATTTTTCATTAAATTTTTCTATTTCATCTCTAGGAATTCTCTTAGTTAATGGCTCATAATATTTTAGTCCTATTTTTTGTGTATCATTTAATTTATCTTCATTCTCTTTTAACTCATCTATAGTTGTTATTCCATCCTCTATCAATTGTTTTGCCTTTTTTGGCCCTACTCCATAAATACGAGTAAATAAATTTAAAGGATTTTTTCTTTCTCTTTCTAATATTCGCAAAGTTCCTGTTTTTTGATATTCTTCTAGCTTTTCCATAATAGTTTTTCCAATACCAGATACACCATCTAATTGTTTTGCATTAGTTACATCATTAGGATAAGCCATTATGGCTTCAGATGCCTTTTTATATGCTCTAGCTTTGAATGGTTCTCCTTGTCTAACCATTATATCAGATAATTCTTCCATTATATCAATAAACTCCTTGTTCATTATTTTACTCTTTGAAGAAGACTTTAAGTCTATTTTTGAAGGTTCCTCTATACTTATGGGACTTTTTGACTTCAATTTTTCTGAAATTACTGGAGATTTTGACTTGGATTTTGACTTGGATTTTGATGGGAACTTTTCTACAATTTTTAACTTCCTTTTTTTTTGAGTTTTATTTAGTGCCTTTTTTTTAGTGACTTTTTTTAAGCTCTCATTTGATTTCGATCTCGATCTCGATCTCGATCTCGACATTCCATTTTTAGACCCTTTTTTACAATATCCATATGTTTTTAATGTACCTCTATCACTTACCGATGTTGCACAAATTTCACCCTTTTCTGTCTCTGCACAATTATTATATTCCTTCCATTGATATTTAAATGGAAATATACAATCCCCTTCCTTTATCTTTTTATTTTTCTCTTTTTTTCCATACTTATTTACAAGCTCACCTTTCATATATCTTTTAAACATATTTTATTCTAAAATATTAAATAAAATATTTTTATAATTTATATGGAACATTATTTACAAAATTATGGACAATTTAAAACGGTTATAGATGGTAATATTATTGATGATACTAAATGGAATGCTATTTATGATGGAGATGTACTTGATTTAGAAGCAATGCGAAATGATGAATCACTTTACATACAACTCAACAATCATGAAATTCAAAAATTATTTGAAGTTCCATCTTACAACAGATCTATTGTTGATAGATTAGAACATGATTTACATAATCCTATCAAAATTGAACCTATTATTATTGAACAAGTTCATCACCCATCTCATCATAAATCCAAACATAAATCCAGATCTAAATCCAGACATAGCCTCAAGTCTAAATCTAAATCTAAATCCAAACATAGAACTAGATCTAGATCTAAATCTAAATCCAAAAACAAATCTATTAAACCCGATTATTTAAAAACCATATATTAAAATTATTTAATAATTCTTTTTTAATATATCTCTCAATATGTAATAATCTGTATCTGAGAATGACCTGGTTGTACGCCTATGTTTATAATCATCTTTCTGTTCTTTTTCCATTATTGACATGTAATAAGATGATGCATATATTAAACTATGACGATCTATATCATATATTGATTCAATGAATAATTTCTTTTTATATTTATCAATTACATCCTTTAAAAAATTTGACATCTCTGTAAATTTCTCATCATCAAAACAAAATACAATCACCTGTGACTTACGCTTTAATCTACGAACCTCGCCTTCACATTCAGAAAATTGAAAGTATCTATCACATTCATTATTTTCTGCTATTTCCATTGCGCCATTCATTACCGATATTACATTACGCTCCTTTCTCAGGTCCAAAGACATCTCTATTTCATACCCCATATACTATAACTAAATATTTTATATTTATTTATACACCTACATCATGTAGGCATGTTTAGATTACGGTTTTATACTACATAAATTTATACAAGTATTTATTGAATATTTTATTACATTTATTATATATAATGTCAGGAACGCAACAATCTTTTGCATCTAATTCTTGGAAAAAAAATGGCGGTATTAATAGAACAGCTACTAATAATATTGTTAGAACACCAAAAGCTATTACTGGTAAATTAAATATTTATGAAAATATAGGACCCGATGAAGGAACTAGTAATACTGTTTTTAACAATTCTATAGTACTTAATAATGGTTCTGGTATTAGAAGTATACCAAAATCTGATGCATCTAAAAATTATCTTAATATTATCGATTCTTATTCTTTTACTGATTTATCTTATCCAACCCCTATAGATATATCCAACCAATCTACATGGCCAGTATTAAGTCACCGTGATAATCTTGATTTAAAAAAAATTCCACAACCCGGTTCACACACCCCTATTACTTCTCACAGCGACCCTCTTTATGGTAATTGTTTAGAATTTAAACCAAACTCCAATGATATTAGTGGTAATATTGCTTTAGAAACAACTACGGATTTATCACAAGTCACTATTTATGGAAATTCTAATTATTCATATAAATATTATTTTTGTGCAACAACCTGGGTATATCCTACTAAAAATGAATCCAATGATACTCATATTCCTTTATTTGTATTCGATACTTCTGATCAATCTATTATAAAAAGTATTCACTATATATCCAATAAACCCAACCCATATCCTCTGCTCGATGCTTCTGCTACAGATACATGTTTGTATTTATGGTTCCCCAATAAGAATGGTGATATTCAAATATTATATTCACCTTCAAATAGACCTTACTCTGCAGATATACCTTCAGGTGAAATATTTATTCCTCAACAACAAATTTATTCCAAAACTATAAGTGCACAAAATCATATTAAATATAATGATTGGAATTTTGTGGCATTACAATTAGATGGTATAAATATTACTCTATTTGTTAATGGTAAACAAATAATTAATGACGCTATTTCAAGTAATAATATTGGTAATGGTACTTATGTACCTATTACACCTTTAAGTTTTAATCATGGACCTTACTGGGTTGATACTTCATCTAACTTTGCTAATGGCGCCATTGATATTAGTTATAATAATAATTCCTTATATAGATTATTGGATTTTAATTTTTTTAATGGTATTTTACCCCAAAAAATTATTAATGATTTATATTTCTTAGGACCTTTAAAACCTATAGAAGTTATTTTTAATTTATCTGATACTGGATTGTTTCTTCAAACGGATGCAGTTGTTGAAAAAGACTTATATGTAGCTGGTAATACAACTACAACAGGTACGTCTAATAATTATTCCACCTCTAATTTTTTTCAAGATGTTAATTTTTATGGTAATATTATACAATATTCAAAAAGTACTATATCTACAGATGTATCTACAAACAATACATTCCAAATCAAAACTTCGACTGGTAATAAAACATCATTTACAATTTTAAATGGTTCACCAGATTATTCTATGCTTGTTTATAATAATGATAATAATCTCACTACTATTAATACACAAGACTTACAATTTTCTATTTCAAAAACTAATAGTAATGTTTCAATTGGTCCAGTGTTTGGTACTAATACATTTGATGTTTGTGGAAATTCTTCATTTTACGGTGATATAGATATAAAAAAAGGTGATATTAATTTTACTGATGGATATATTGGAATTAGTCAAAATGATCAATTTGGTCCTATAAGAATTGGTTATGGTCCGGCTAGTAATAGTCAAGGAGGTAGTAGTATTGCTATAGGTAATAATGCGGGTGAAACTAGTCAAAGACAAAATGGTATTGCTATAGGTGCGGCGGCGGGTTATACAGGTCAAGGAGACTTTAGTATTGCTATGGGTAATTATGCGGGTAAAACTAGTCAAGGCAACTATGCAATTGCTTTGGGTGTTGGTGCGGGTCAAACTGATCAAAGCAATAATAGTGTTGCTTTGGGTCAAGACGCGGGTAATACAAGTCAAGGTACTAATGCAATTGCAATAGGATTTATTGCGGGTCAAACTAGTCAAGGTACTAATGCAATTGCTTTGGGTGCCAGATGCGCGGCGGGCTATACTGGTCAAGGAAATAATAGTGTTGCTATTGGTTATGAGGCGGGCTATAATGGTCAAGATGCAAGTAGTGTTGCTATAGGTGCTTCGGCGGGCTATACTGGTCAAGGTGTCAATAGTGTTGCTATTGGTCACGCTGCGGGTCAAAAGGATCAAAGCAATAATAGTGTTGCTATTGGTCATCAAGCGGGTTATACTGATCAAAGCAATAATAGTGTTGCTATTGGTCATGCTGCAGGTCATACTAGTCAAGGACAATATAGTGTTGCTATGGGTTATGAGGCGGGTTATACTGATCAAAGCAATAATAGTGTTGCTATAGGTAATGGTGCGGGTAATAGTGGTCAAGGAGAATTTAGTGTTGCTATGGGTTTTCAGGCGGGTCAAAATGATCAAAGCATTTATAGTATTGCTATGGGTTATGAGGCGGGTCAAACTAGTCAAGGAGAATATAGTATTGCTATGGGTTATGCTGCGGGTTATAAAGATCAAAGCAATAATAGTGTTGCTATTGGTTATGGTGCGGGTTTTCAATATCAAGGAGGTAGTAGTGTTGCTATAGGTAATAATGCGGGTAATACTGATCAAAGCAATAATAGTGTTGCTATTGGTACTGGTGCGGGTTCTACTGATCAAAGCTATTATAGTGTTGCTATTGGTAATAGTGCGGGTAATACTGATCAAAGCAATAATAGTGTTGCTATTGGTAATAGTGCGGGTCAAACTAGTCAAAATGCAAATAGTGTTGCTATTGGTGCTTATGCGGGTAATACTGATCAAAGCAATAATAGTGTTGCTATTGGTGCTTATGCGGGTAATAATCTTCAAGGAATAAATAGTGTTGCTATGGGTTTTCAGGCGGGTAATTATGATCAAGGAGAATATAGTATTGCTATAGGTCAAAATGCGGGTAATTATGATCAAAGCAATAATAGTGTTGCTATTGGTACTGGTGCGGGTCAAAATAGTCAAAATGCAAATAGTGTTGCTATTGGTAATAGTGCGGGTAATAATGATCAAGGCAATAATAGTGTTGCTATTGGTTATGGTGCGGGTCAAACTGGTCAAGGACAATATAGTGTTGCTATAGGTTATAATACAGTATGTCAAAATTATAGTAGTGTTGCTTTAGGTTCAGGGGCTACGACTACAGCTGATAATCAAATTGTATTGGGAACTGCGAGTGAAACTGTCTTGATTCCTGGTGTTTTAGATGTTTCTGGTATTAATTTTACTAATGGATATATTGGAATTAGTCAAGATACTACAACAGGTCCTGTAAGAATCGGTAATAGTGCGGGTTATACTGGTCAAAATGCAAATAGTGTTGCTATTGGTAATAGTGCGGGTTATGATGATCAAGGAGAATATAGTATTGCTATGGGTTATGAGGCGGGTAATACTGATCAAAGCAATAATAGTGTTGCTATTGGTTATGGTGCGGGTTTTCAATATCAAAATGCAAATAGTGTTGCTATTGGTAATAGTGCGGGTAATAGTGGCCAAGGTGTCAATAGTGTTGCTATGGGTACTGGTGCGGGTCAAACTGGTCAAGGAAATTATAGTGTTGCCATTGGTAATAATGCGGGTTATTATGATCAAGGAAACGAAACTATTGCTATAGGTCGAAATGCGGGTTATAAGGATCAAAGCAATAATAGTGTTGCTATGGGTAATGGTGCGTGTGAACATGGTCAAGGAGAAGGTAGTGTTGCTATAGGTCAAAGTGCTTGTAATGCTGGTCAAGGATCAGATAGTGTTGCTATAGGTTATAATACAGTATGTCAAAATAATACTAGTGTTGCTTTAGGTTCAGGGGCTACGACTACAGCTGATCATCAAATTGTATTGGGAACTGCGAGTGAAACTGTCTTGATTCCTGGTGTTTTAGATGTTTCTGGAACTGTTACAGCAGCATCTTTCAACTCAAGTTCAGATGTTAGATTAAAAGAAAATATTACTAATTTAGATAATAGTTTGGATAAAATATGTAATATCCGTGGCGTTAATTATAATTGGAAAAATGATGAAACTAAAACAAAAACGGCTGGTGTCATTGCTCAAGAGGTATTAGAACAAATACCAGAAGCAGTTATTGATAGTGATAGTGAAAAATTAAGTGTAAATTATAATTCCATCATTGCTCATTTAATTGAGTCGGTGAAAACTTTGAAATCGGAAATTAATGATTTGAAGGGACAATTGAAGAAATGAAGATATGATATTTAAGTAAAATATAAATATAAATATAAAATTTTAAACTATTAATATACAATGAGTTCTTTTACAAAGAATGGAATATCAGTGGTCCCACCAGTTGGTAGTATAATGGCTTATCTAGGAACAACTAGTCCAGATGGTTGGATACTATGTAATGGTATGGCGGTTAATAATACTGACAGTAAATATCAGGAATTAATTAATATGGGTATTGGTAGTGAGTCTGGAACTAGTTATATTCCTCCAAATTTGAATGGGTACTTTTTACAACAAACTCCCTCGGGTAGTACCGTTGGGGATACTGGAGGTAATTCTACAGCTACATTGAGTGAAGCAAATATGCCGTCGCATACTCATACTGTCTACATTCCGGACCATACGCATGGGATTGATGTGAATGATCATACTCATAGTATTAATACGTATGATCCTGGGCATGCACATGATGTAGCTACTACATCTTCCCAAGCTTCCAATGGACTCTATAATGGACCTGCTCAAGTATGGGGTCCATGGTCAGGAAATAACGCGGTTACATTAACAGCACAAACATCATATACTAATATCAATGTCACGGCCACTGATGCCGCTGTATATGCTGAAGCGGAAACTGTTTCACTAACACCAACTGTTTATTCCACCGGCAGCGGCACTGCATTTGACATTCTGCCACCATATTACAATGTAAACTACATATTAAAATATTAATAAAGAATTGATTAAAATAAAATTGAATTTATTAATGCCCAAAATAGATATTAATAAATTAACAATGGACTTTGTTCAGCGAAACAATCAAGAAGCCGACGACTCGAGTGCTCTCACTTATTTAGCAAAATTAAATCCTCATGAAAGAGACACGCGTATTGTCTTTGATGAGGGCCCTCATATTTACTATATAGATGGTTCATCAGAAGGCTATATATCTTGCACCACATTCAATCATAATCACTTTGAACACTTTGACGCAGATAAGATTATATCAAAAATGATGAGTTCTGATAAATGGCCACAGAACAAATACTATGGGAAATCTAGAGAAGAGATCAAGGCTGGTTGGGATAAGAATCGCGATGAAGCTGCTGAAGCAGGAACAAAAATGCATTATGATATTGAATGTTATTACAACGAATGTCCTAATGAGAATGATTCCATAGAATATAAATACTTTAAAAACTTTTTAGAAGCTTATCCTGATCTTAAACCATACCGAACAGAATGGACAGTATTTCACGAAGATGTTAAAATATCAGGATCTATTGATATGATATTTGAAAAGCCAGACGGACACTTATTGATTTATGATTGGAAAAGATCAAAGGAAATAGTAAAAACCTCAGGGTTTAACAAGTGGGGTAATAAAGAATGTATAGAACATTTACCAGATACAAATTACTGGCATTATTGCTTACAATTAAATACATATAAAAAGATACTAGAAGATAAATATGATAAAATAGTAGACGAAATGTATTTAGTATGTTTGCATCCAGATAATAAAAATAAAGATTATCAACGCATAAAAGTATCAAATTTACAAGAAGAAGTAAATGACCTATTTGAAATGAGAAGAAAAGAAATTGCGAAGAAGACTTAAAAAAATATTAGGATTACTATTATATCATGATTTTTCAAAATAAAAATATGTTGAAATATGCGAGTATAGCTATATTAAGTGGTGTAGGTATAGGTATATCATCATATTTTTTATCTACATTTTTAAAAAAGACGGTTTTAAAAAAGGAGATAAGTGAAGAAGATGCCTATAAAAATAAATATTATGATGATTTTGATAAACTGGAAAAAAAAGGAATGAATAAGGAGCAAATTAAATCGATGATAAGTAATGTATTATATGAGAATACTCCTAGAGGGAGAGTATTAATGTATTATGATAGTGATAAAGAATCATTTATGTATTATTGCGATACAAAGGATTTACCATATTTATTTTTAGAAACAGTTGCAAGAAAATATGCTTTAGTTTATGATTGTAAGGATATAGTAATCGATATAAAGAATGAATTATTAGAAGCGACAAAAGTTAGAGATGATAATAAGAGAGCAGATAAAAATAAAACTCAAATAGATGATAAGAAAAGTAAGGGTATATATGTTAATTTTAAAAATTATAATGTAAAAGGAGTGAATGCAAAAAATACTAGTACACGTTCAATAATATGTGATAATTCAAATAGATATTCATATAAAGGTAAAGTGAATGAGTATAGCATTTTAAAAACAGATGATTATAAATCTAAGAAAGAAACACCAATGAGTTATGAAAAATTTAAGGAAATGATGAATAAAAAAAAGTAAATATAGAATATATATGAATGAATTATTAGATTTTCCAAATCCAAAAAATAAAATAGATAATGTACTAGATGCTGCAATGATTACAAGTCAGGCAAAATTAGCCAGAATAAATAAAGATATAGAATCGTTGAAAAAACAAAAAAAGGATGAAGTATATTATGAAGATTTTTCATCGGATGGAGACAAGAACTCGACAAAAGTAGCAATTAAATCAATAATCATGATAATAAATGATATATTCAATGGATTTAGAAGTGGATTACAAAGGGTAAAGGATGGTTCTGATGAGATTGAAAAAAATAGTACAGATGAAAAAACAAAATCTACTGCAAAACAATTATCAGATAATTCACAAAGGTTAAATAATGCAATAGAGAAGGCGCAAGTAAAAACAAACAGCGCATTAGAAAAAGTAAAGGATAAGGCTGATGCAAAAGATAAAAAGCAAAGTGGTGGTGTAAAAAAAACTGTAGGTAAGAAGAGCACTACTACATCGTCTTTAGGGGATAATAAAAGTGATGTGAGTACATTATCAAAAATGGGTGATGTGGGGAAGGCTGGTGTAAAAACAGGAATAAAGTGGACAGAACAGGCTATAAATAAGATGATAGATTTTGGTATGGCCGCAACAGGTGAGGCTAATATACTAAATACGCCGATAGAAGAATTGAGTCCAGCATTAAATAAAAAGATAATATTATTAGCTGGTATTCTAAAGGAGATTTCAGAGAATCCTGCTACAAAAGAGGCAGTAAAAGAGATTGCGGAGGCAATAGCAGTAACCATGATGGAAATATTAGAAGAGATAAAACCAGAAGTACTAAAAGTGACTGCTAAAGCAATGGAGATGTTAGATGAGGTAGGAGAAAAATCTGTAAGAGGAATGGTTTCTACAGGACTATCTGTAATGCAAGCATTTATAGCAGAGGTTCCATATGTTGGAGGTATAGTGGATTTTTTATTAGCAATAGGAAAAGGATTTAATGTAATAATGGAGACCTATAAAATTTTTGTATATAGGGGTGGAGATATGACGATTCAAGGTGCTAATGCAGCCAAAAATGCAGAAGTAACGGTAATAAAGGGTAAGAATAGAATAGAAAATGCTAGTAAGAACGCTTTAGAAACAGTAAAAAAAGCAACAAGTGAAAAGGAGAATGTACAAAAGGGTGGACAATATGTACCATGTAATAAAATAAACCAAAAAATAAAAAGAGGGGGAGCTAGATTAAGAAAAACAATGAAAATGTTTTCAACAACATTAGGAAAATTGAAATATAAACCCCCTGGATCTAAAACAAAAAGGCGAAAACGGTAATCAATATTAGTGCCTTTTTTTTAGTGACTTTTTCTAAGTAGAATTTTCTTTTTTTGTTTTCCATGTTATATAACCAATACTCTTCTTAATATTAAATGATGTACCTAAATGATCCTTCGCTATTTCTAGTGTCTTCTTTTCTTGTGCATTTAATGATGATAAGTATTCGTTTACTAATTTATTTTCCATCTTATATTTTATATTGAAATCATTTTATATTTTAAAATGAATTCAATTTTTTAATATTGTATCATACAAATTAATTCACCCCACATTTTTACTTTTGTTTTCTGAAATATTTTTGTTACATTATTATCTATCGTATATCCATTATTCATTAAAAATTCAAATAATTCCGGTAAATCGTCGATACACATTAACCCATTACATCCATCTAACTTACTTATACCTATTACACAACTCGGTCTAGGACAGATATTTGTATTTCTATCAAATGGCGATAATTTATTTAATGTTACTGATTTCGTTATACTAGTTAATGGACCTTCTGGTCTTTTATTTAAAATTAATATATTTTGATATTCCTGTTGAATAGAATTATAATATGGTATACTACTTATTGAATATAATAACATTTATAATATACTTATATTATCAAAAAATTGAAGTTAGTTAAATTTAATTACTTTAATTATATTATTAATTATGACAACAACTGAAAATACTATTTTCCGATTTAAATTCACAAACGAATTTAATAATGAATTATTATCATTCTCTAAAATTCATCAATTTGATGATAGGCATACATATAAGGATGCATGGACCAGATGGCTTGATAATAATAGCACACTAATTGAAACAGAAACTAATAATATGATTCTATCTGGATATACTGGAAATGTATTAGATAAGATGTATAAAAGTGGAAGATATTATTTTAGAAAAAAGGGGGCTAAACAAGAGCCTAGAAAGAGAAGACAGTATGTATCGATTGACAAGGACATTATTGAGTATATGGATAATCATATCGCACAATCCTCTCTAAATACTGATTTTAAACCATCTACCTCATATGCTAAGTTTACTGAAGAATATGCCTCACAAATTTCTGAAGAAACTGATAGATTGGTTACTGAAAATTTAACAAAAACCGATATTCTTAGTAAATTTAAAAAAACTTATAAAAATAGATATTTCTTATTTACAAGTAATAATATTTCCGATAATATCTCGGATATTACGGAAGATTAAAGATAATTAATTAAATAAATATATTAATGACATGCATTGTAGAAAATTCATTTTTTACTAATAATAATATTTATATATCAAAGAAAATTAAAAATATCGATTGTTATTCATTATTCTATTTACCAATAGACAATTATAAAAATTTAGATAAATATAAAAATCATATCACAGATAGTTCTTTATCTTTAAGACAGAGAGAAATTCAATATAAAATAATTCATTTTTTTTCTAAGCATGAATTTAATATATTTGATTTTAATATTAATTTTAATAAATCTCTCTATCAAACATTTCTTGCATCTTCTATACTTGTAGATAATCACATTTCATTTACTGTTAATAGTGATTCTTTTGTCACATATGATAATAAAACCCTATTATTATTTAATTTTTCTAATTCTTTTTATTTTCCAATAATTAAAGTGAATAATTTACGGTCCTATTTCTCTCTATCACTATTAGATAATCTATATATTCCCATTGATATTTTTTTAATTACCTATTTGTCTCATAATACACTTGTTACGAACATTACCGATCAGGATATTGCAAATATAACTGATCTTTATTGTAGTAATAGAGAGATAATATCTAAAAATAACATTTATGTTTTATTATACTATTTGAAGGGATATTCTTCTAAGGATGTAATTAAATATTTGTTGCAATTTACGCATACATGGTCTTATTTTTCTCTATCTTTGTTCTTTATTAATAATTATTCAGAATTATTAAAACAACATTCACTTTATGATCTATTGTATCAATATGTTAATAGTGATATTAGAGAGAGAAAATCCACATTAATTAATGATATTCATGACAAAATATTTATAATTTAAATTATTATTTATTAATTTAAATTATTATTTATTAATTTAAATTATTATTTATTAATTTAATGTTTTTTTCCACTGCGTCTCTTACCCTTACCTTTAGCGGTTCTCTTCTTGTGGGACTTCTTGTGAGACTTCTTGTGGGTCTTCTTGTGGGTCTTCTTGTGGGTCTTTCCGTGAACAGCAGCATCTGTTTTCTTGTAAGTCTTACCTGCAGCCTTTAATACATCTTTTAACATAACCTTTCCATCCTTTGACTTACTTTTCATTTCAGTCATTGTTTTCTTAACGTGTTCTCTCCATGCATTTGCCATGATATATACTTGATATATATTTTAAAATTGAACCAAATTAATAATTACTTATTTTAATTATTCAATATGACTAAACTTATTTTTACGCGTTTCTTATATATATTTGATGAAGTATGTTTATCACTACTTTCCTCACTTATAAAAAAAAAATCTATTGATGAAGCATATTTCTGGGCATCAGAAATATATTTATCAGGATTTATTCAACAATCATGGCAATTAATTTGGTTCATCTATTTTGATTTCTATTATATTAATTCACCATACTTTTATAAATACATTATTAAAAAACAGTCTCAAAATGATATGAAAGGATTATTATCTGTTATTAAAAATATATATAAATTAAAGCCTTCTAGTCAGATATTTATTACAAGACAGTACAATTCATCAATTAAAGAAATTAATCATATATTTAAAGGAAAAAAACCCAATTGGCTTAAACCATATCCTGTAAAATATCATGGCTTCTTGCGATTTTTAGACAAAAAATTATATCATTATGCAGTATCATCTTTACCCGATTTAATTGATGATGAATTTATTACAACTATTAAACAATATTTTAAAATTACTGATGATGATATTTCAGTAAACTTTGATAATACATTAAATATGACTGAATATGATAATAATATTCACAAAGTATGGTCTATTATTTCATTATATATATTTAATCCTGATTACAGTAAGAAACAACCTATTTATACAACAATAACTAAAAATGAATATGATGCAATAATTGATCACGATACATCACCTATTCCATTATCTCCCAAGTATAATAACCCACAAATATACAAAACATTAGAATATAAACGAAAATATCATATAGATCCATTTGTTTCTTCATTTCATCTATTACGAGACTCGGTAGACAATATATGCAATGAAATGTGGTATAGTTGGGAATATCATGCTTACTCTACACCCATATGGAAAGAAAGATTTGATAAATATAAAATTATAATTAATTCTGATAAAAGGAAAATTGAATTTATGGATGATGATGAAATCGAATTGTTCTATGAAACATATTGCTATGACCCCGATGAACAGTCTACAGAAACACAAAATAAAGCATTATCAGTCATTTCAGATAATAATTGGAATAAATGGTATAATAATTTATTTAATGATATTTCATTATTCGAATTTAATAATGATTTTAAGTTTTCATATTAAAAAAAATTGATTGTAATATAAAAACATATTTTTTATTATATTATAATTAAAGCAACATGGTTAAAAATCAAGGCGGTAATAAATCTAAGAAGATGGGACGAAAGTTCCTTTCAGCTCCGGTTGATAAAAGAGTTCGTTTAGCTGAAGAAGAAGGCGAAATATATGCTTCTGTTACTAAGTTACTTGGTAATGGTATGTTTTATGCAGTCGATCCTGAAGGAAAGGAGAAACTAGTTGTTATGAGAAATAAGTTTAGAGGAAGAGGTAAGCGTGATAATTCAGTTACTGTTGGAGGCTGGGTTCTTATTGGAGTAAGGGACTTTGAATCTTCAGCAAAACCTAAACACGATCTATTAGAAGTATATAATGATAGTGAAAAAACAAAACTAAAAAATTCTGGAAATCCTATATTTGCTAAATTAAAAAATGATCAGGATAAAAATAGTGATAATGAAGACGATGAAGACTTCGTATTTAGTACTAGAGAAACCGAAAAATATCAAGAATTGTCTGAACAAATTGAAAATATGGAACACACTACAAATAATGTTGTCGTTATGGATACAGGAGAAGATGTCGACATTGATGATATTTAATCATTATTTGATATATCACACATGCTATTTAATATAGCTTGATTTATAGCTTCTTCTTCACTCATATTTATATATGAATGAGGTATTACATTATTCAATTGATTTCTTCCATATGGATGTGATAAATTTATATTAATATTTCTTCCATATGGATTATTTATCTGTTGAACCATATTTAATGATTCTAATAATGCATTTCTTGATTCTTGTATATTAAAAACATCCTCATAATCCTCATTTTTTATTTCCTTACTATCTAATTTTACTCTACATACGGGACATTCTGCATTTTGTTTTTCTAACCATTCTTTTATCGATTCTGGCGTATAACCATGCTTACATGGTAATATAGTTACACTTTGTCTTGTCTTGAATTTCTCTTGTGTTATTGGACAATATTCATTCTTACATACATTTTTTCTATACTGAATCGTTTTTAAACATTTCTTTCCATCATCGGATATTACATTCTTAAATTTATTCTCATCATTTAAACTACCATTTATTATATTATTTACTGACTGATTTTGCAGTAACATATTAGACAAATAATTCCTTTCTAATAACTGTCTAAAATAAATATCACCAGCAGCATTCAAATCATTACTACTTAAATCTATACTTGTCGTATCAAATAAAGTATTTAAACTTAGATCTTGAAATATATTCATATTATTACATAACAATATTAATATATTTTTAAACTTTTTTACTCTTTGATTAATTCTTCTAGAATTACATATCTTTTCTTATTTAAACTTTCAAGTAATACATTCCATGGTGTAAATTGTTCTAGACTTCCAATACCATCATCCGTAAATGTATTTAATAATTGAGGACTATTACCCGACATCATACTATATCCTTCATGATAAGATAGGACTGGAAATCCATCTGTATTTCTAAGATTCCAAAATATAATATGTGGTACTTTGTAACCAACGCCACAAATTTTTACACCAGCTTCATGGTATTTCTGTTCTAGATTTTCTCTAACACTTCCATATCCATGACTTGAACCGCCATCAAATTGCATATCCGAAAATACACATAATGTCAATTCATTTACATCACTTGCTGACATTTTTGTTTCTACTATTCCATCTAAAATCATATTCATTGCACTATAAAAATTTGTATTCATTCCCCAAGGCATATTTCTCATTTTTTTTACCATTCCACAAAAATCATCTTTTTCATCATCTAAATTTATCCATTCTGGTTTAGAATTAAATGTCATTACTCTTCGCCCAAGAGAAGATTTTTCAGCGACCCGACATCCTAACCCTAATGCCGAATATAATGGATGTGCGTCGTCACATTCCATTGATCCTGATGTATCAACCATTGCAATCATATTTTTTAATACCCCAGTATATTTACTATTATCTTTCCAGGATTCATTAATAATATCTCTATCATTCTCATCTTTACAATATATGGCTTGTTTTACATAATCTATCATCCCTACATTTTTTCCTTTCATTGTTTTAACACCTGATTTAACCTCTTCCATATAGTTCAATAAATTGTTTTTACATACCTCTCTATCTTGATCGCCACCCTTCAAGAACGCATTTTTCTGTTTTATCATGGTTACACTTGTTACTTTATTAAAATCTATTGTTCTCCACATTTTTGAACATTGTTTTATTTGAATTGTATCAACATATTTATTTAATTTACTTACCATTTTTCTATATAATGTTTGTGCTTTACTAGTAGCCTTATCACTCCATCCATATTTCTCATATACTTTATAAAAAGCCTTTGCTAATCTTTTATGAATCCATCCAAATTTCTTACTACCTTCTCTAGGAATCCATTTACAAAGCAAAGAACAAGATTTATTTTGTTTCATTAATGACATATCCTTTACCAATTGACTATTAATTATTTGGACCATTTCAATTGGACAATCTTGCAATTCATTAAATAAATATTTCATATCTTTCCAACTACCAAATCTAATATCTTCTTTTTCATATCCAACAAAATATTTCATCATTTCTACGCATAAATCTGTATCAATCTTCATTAATTCTTTTAATACTGAAAAACTTAATGCATACTCCCCTTTTCCTTCTTCAATATCTCTAGTTTGTCCTAACATTTTGATCAACACTTTTTTCTCGTTAATATTTCCATTCTCAAAACACTCACAGAACCTTTTCGCAATTCTTGCTCTCCAATCTTCATTATTGCATCTTACTAATTGAAAACTTATTTGTAATATCTTTTCTTGTTGAATTTGTGACCATGTATATTCAATATGATTTTTTTCACCATATTGAATAGAATTTTTCATGTCCAATGCTGATATTAACTCACTCATATAATTATATAATAATATTGCCTTTAAACTAATTAGTTATTATATAATTATATACTATTATTTTCTTCTTCTAGTCTTACCTTTTACAATGCTAAACTTTATCCTTTTTGTATCTTTTACACCTATTTTTTTATCATCTTCTGTAAATAATATATATAGATTATTTACATCCTGTAAACAATTTATTGAATCTGTCAGTCGATAATCATCTATATTTTTTAAACTATTCATGAAATCATAACTATCTGTATTCTTAAGAAAGTATTTCAAATCATCGTTTTTTAATGAAAAATTATAAATTAATATTGATATTAATTTGTATTTTATTTTGTCTAATTTATCATTACCTTTTATAATTTTAATTAACTCCTCCTTTTTTATCACATTTGAGTTAGTTAATTCTATTTGTTTTTCACTTATTTTTTCCAACTCATTCCGTTTATTTGTGTATAAAAATGTCACTTTTATATTATTTACTTCTACTTCGTTAAACATACTATACTCTTTATCTTCTTCTTCAAACTCTTTTATCCATTCTTCATCAAATAATGAATCTTCTTCTGTCATTACATATTTTCTATATTTATTCATAACCATTTTAACTAATTATATTCATCATCTTCTAAATCTTCATCATTCTCTTCTTCTTCTGTTTCGCTTATTTCAAATTGCTTACAATATTCATCATATTTTCTCGATTGTTCTTCGGCCCATGCAAAAGAATCTAATTCACCCGTCTCTTCATAATGTCTTATTGATTCAGCTCTATCTCTCTCATAAATAACATTCAGTCTTCTATTAAATTTATCCATTTCTATCTCTTCTTCGTAATTTTCTATATTCTCCAATTGTCTTGCAGTAAATGTTTCATCCCAACTATTATACCAATCTACACCATTCTTACTATATTCGGTTTTTCCATGCGGTATTATAATACATGATGATGTTGTAGTATTTAAATAATGTTTATATTTATCGCTAGGTTTTTGGGCTCTTAAAAACATAGGCCCTTTCCAATATGGTCCATTCCAATTATTTGGATCGTTAATATTAATCACTTTCTGTTGTTCTTCTTTTACTTTATTTATTTTATTTAACCAATCTGATTTGATTGGTTTTAATACCACTTCTTCTTTAACTACTTCTTCTTTAACTACTTCTTCTTTAACTACTTCTTTTTTAACTTCTTCTTTTTCTTCTATGACCACATTATCTTTTGTTGGCTTTACCATTGGACTATATTCTACTGTACTTACATTTTCTTTTTTCTTACCTCTACCACCCCTTTTTCTTTTTTCAGGTTTATCATTACTAGAAAATGCATTTCCTTTAATAATATCAAATCTACCCATATGTCTCTACTTATATCTAGCTAAGCTGTATATTATTGTATATACATGTAACTATTTATTTTCTTATATCATTTTAAAATATTATTTATTCTGTTTAAAAAATACTTAAATATAAAAAAAGTATTAAAACTGGAAGGTGGGTGCCGTTAAAGACTACTTCTTATTTCCTAACAGCTACAATATAGTGAATCTCTTAGTATAATTAAACAAATAAATTATTCAATATATATATATTACAGGAAATAGCATCAGAATAATTTTATATTAAAAAAAATTGATACTGATTAAATAATAGAATAATATGTATCAAATGCAAAATAATAAAAATGAGTGTATATATTCAGATTCAGAAAATCCTTCTATCTGTATTCCTCGCGTTTTTAACACTATTAATGTTTCTTCTATTTCAAATATTTTCCAGAATAAATTAAATCTAGGGAAAATTAAAAAAATAGATATGATAAAGACCAGTGACCCTAAGTTTAAAAAAGTATTCATACATTTTCATTTGTGGAATGATAATGATAATACACAATCAATTAAAAAAAAAATATTGGAAGGCACAGTTGTAAAAATTGTATATGATTATCCATGGTTTTGGAAATGCTCTTTAAGCAAATCAATTTCAAATTAAACAAATTTTATTATAAATTTTTTTAATTTAAACAAAATATATCAAATAATATATGAATATTGGATCATTAACTCTAATAAATAATAAAAATAATTATACTATACAGGATAATAGTGATAATAGTTATTATAATTTTTTAATAGATTCTTTTTCACTTCCTTTTAAAGGCAATTTTTACGCATCGAATGTTTGCAATTTAGAACAATTTATAGAGACAAATAGTTTTTCTATTCTAACTGCAAATAAACTCCTTTTCTCTCTTTATAATCAAATACATCATTTACAACAATATAATATTGCTATATCATTTATTGATATTACAGATATTCTAGTCATAGATGGTATTAATTTTTATTTTTGTAATTGTGATAAATTATATCCAATTGTAAGGAATAATATTACTATTACAGATGTATATGACAAAAAAAACATGTTTTTATCTCCTGAATTTAAAAGTAATGATAAATTACCATTTATAACTAATTCAAACTCATATATTTATAGTTTAGCTCTTATTGTTTTATATTGTATAAAACAAACAAATAGTAAATTTATTCATTGTACAAATAAGGAAATATTAGACCACTACAAATCTACGAAATTATATTCAATATTATCATTAGCCTTAATTAATAATCCAGAGAAAAGAACATTTGTCATTTTTTAATTTCTAATCATAATTTATATGTCACTCGTTACTTTAAAAAAAAAATCAAGAAATAACAGAAGATTTGCTCCTATATCTGGTAGAGGAACTAATGGGTTCTCATTGAATGGTGGCTATAGAAATATTGGCGCAGTAGGACAATTTAGAATGATTTCTAATACCACAAGAACACCATATAGAGGTGTTGCCCCTATGGGAAATGGTGGTAATAATGGTAAATATTATAATAATCCATCAAATTCTGGTAGTTGTTGTACAAATGATAATAAAATTATTAAAAATTCATCGTTAAATACTGCTGGTATGATAGATACAAAATATAAATGGACAAAAAGTAAATATCCTAATTTTTGGGTTCAAGAAGATGATAATAGTTATAGACTTACTCGTGATCAAGCCACATATATTAGTAATTTAACAAAAAAATACGGTTCTTGTGTTTTCACTAATGTACAATCTAATGGTAATTGCGGGACAACTGTTGAAGTTACTAATGACCCAAATACACCTCCACCTGTACCATGTACTGGTAATAAAAATGTTTGTTCCTATTATATTGGTACTAAAAAATATATTCGCATGAAATATGCTAAGAACTTCAATCAACCAGCTATGTCACAAGGACAATATATTCGTACTGGAGGAACACAGAAATATAATCCTATTTGTGATAATAAACAACCCTTCCCAATGAATTTACATCATTCTACTAGATCGCAATTTAATAGTTCTCGCATTGGATCCCAAGCCAAAAGTGATGCAGAAGTAGGATTTGCTGGTTGTCAAGTTAATTATTTAACATGGCAGGACGCACAAGACGACGGTGCTCTTCCTAGTAATTGGAAACCCGGACAACCTGACTCTACTTCTAGTGCTGAGTATAGGATGAATTTACCATAAAAAAATATCTTTTATTACTTACTTTACACCACTGAAGATTTAAATCCGCACCCTCCTAAATTATTTTCTATATTTTATAAATTAAAAATATTCCAAAATGACTTACGGGTTTTAGTTTTTATTTTTTTATTATTTTTTTTTTTAGTTTTATTTACTTTAGGTTCCCCCGATGTAAATAAATACTTTTTATATGTTGATAAATACTTTTTATAATCCATATCTGTTTTTGGGTTCCATTGTATTATATAATATCCTTTTTTGTCTTTATATATATCACTTCCATCTTTCCACGAACCATAAACTATTTTACCATTAACTTTAACTACCATCTATAATATATATAAAATATTTAATTATACATGTGCGGTTTTAAATCTTCAAGGGTTTAAATATACTAATTAATAAACCTCTTCTCTATGTATCATCCCCCTATTTAAAAACCTATTTCCTTGACTCACATGCGATGTCTCATAATCTCTTACGCGACATTTTGTTAATGATCCTTGAGAATTACTCCATATTATGTATTTTATTTGGAGTGATTTCATTACTGCACAACATTGTGAACAAGGCGCTGAGTCTTTAAATTTCTCCCCATGCTTGTCTTTTCTTACGACGTATAGGCTTACCTTCCCATAAAAAGCACGACCGTGCATTCCGCCCGGACACCTGCAAGGTCTTCTTCTTATTAATTCGCCTATCCAACTTTCTCATTACATCTACTTCTGCATGACAACTGCATGTATTATCTAGAAATCCGTCACTCGACTGACATCTATCTGAGTTACATCCTCGCTCTATAATACGACCACCTACCACTGCAACACATCCGTGCTGATGGTATTTCATATTTGACTTATCTGCCTCACTCATCGCAAGAGTAGCAAATCTCTCATCACGGCTCGTCACCGTACACAACAATCTTGCGTTTGCGCTGCTCTGATTAAACGGGTGCATTATTACTTTTGGAAGAAATCTGTTATCTAGTTATGTATTGAACCTATTCATTTAAAATACTTCAATTTTCTTTTAAATTTAAATTTAAATTTAAAGGTTATTTACTTATTACTGTATAAATAAAATGGCTATCGATAATTATACAAACACATCACCATATTTACTTAAAATTTATGTTCCTATGGAACAATCTACATTACGCGCATATTATAGAGATAGAATTGATCAACATAACTCAAAAATTAATGACCCATTTCATGATTCCGGATTTGATTTAGCCTTTCCGAAAAACTTGACATTTTCTAAAAAAATATCTAATAAAGTTCCATTAAATATTCATGCAGCTATGTGGTCTGGTAATATTCCACAAGGATATTATTTATATCCTCGCTCTTCTATTAGTAAAACTCCAATGAGACTTGCAAATTCTACAGGTATTATTGATAAAGGATATAGAGGTCCATTAACTACTATGATCGATATTATTGATTATCAAATTTCTAATTATTCAATTAATGCGTTAGATAGATATTTTCAAATATGTCATCCATCACTAAATTTTTTTAAGGTTATTATGGTAGATAATTTAGATGATTTAGGAATCACTGAGAGAGGTGCGGGAGGATTTGGGTCTACAGGTTAATTAATTATTATCTGTATATAAATTATAAAATGGTTAAAACAAGAACTATGAAAAGACACAGTCTGTCAAGAAAAAGATCATATGCTAAACGCGTAAGAGCTTCCCCATGCCGTGGAAAGGGTCCTGCTGCATGCCGTGGTAGATCTGGATGCAAATATACAAAGGGAAAGAAAAGAAGCTTTTGTCGCAAATCCAGAAATACAAAGAGAATGAGAGGTGGTACTACACACTATAACGGTAAAATGTCCCAACCCACTCGTACTGCAGTTAATGCTTAAATTAAATTAAATTATTAATAATAATATTATATTTATTAATAATCTATATCTTACATTTTCTTAATAACTTATAACTCGATAATAGTATTGATATTCCAATTATTACAAAGGATAATTGTTCACATTTTCTATGAGTCATATCTTTATAAATGTATTTTTTAAATAATGGTAATAAAAATTCTTTTGTGTCTTTATTTCTCTCGTCATATCCAGGAGTAAGTGCAGTTAATGGACATTTATCAAATATTAACCATAATATTGGCATGATCATAGGAAACCATAATACTTTATATAATAACCTATTTGGTAATAAAGGCATTAATATTATAAAAATTGGTATTAACAAATGTATAAACCAGAATATATTCATTATAATATTTATTCATATATTAATTTACATTTTTTTTAACATTTTTTTTGCTTTATTTGCAATGTTTTTATATGTTTTTCTAGAGTGACGCGGTTTTGATTTCTTATATGTGGATTTAGCATTCCCCCATTGCCTTGCTCTTACATATGCTGAATTTATACCTTTTTTATTAATTTTACATGTCCCTTTATTACAAATTGGAAAACTTTTATTAGGACCTAAAAAACATTTTTTTCCGCATTTTTTTAACATAGTGATTCTCTCACTTCTTTTTGGACTTAGTTTAGCCCAACCTTTGGTTTTATAATTTTTTATTGTTTTCATTATACATTTAACCTATAAAATAATAATATTATTTATAAACATATGGATATTGATTTATCAAATAATAATATTTCAATAACACTTGATAATAAAGACGACAATTCTAACGATAATGAAATTAGTTATATGCCAATACCTAATCCCGCCGACGCATTGATGTTTAATCCTGCTGACCCACCTATACATGATGTTGTTCCGTGGTTACAGCGATTTCAATTATTTATTAAAGAAGAATACCAACTTCCGTTAAATGCATCATTAGTCGAATCGCTACACGATTGGTTTTCTAAACAAACTCCAGATACATTTTACAAAACTAACACTCCCGCGCCTTGGGTTATTGATAATCTTCAGAATGTATTTAAGAATACTAATGAACATGACAGAGAATATATAGGTAAACTTGTTTTACTAATGAGTGATGAATGGGATAAAGGTACACATTTTGAACCAACCTGTATAAACGTTAAAAATTTTGCAGATATTATGAGTAAGCCACTTACTATATATAATGTTAATACTTCCTTACCACAGTCTTCCCGTGCACAGTCCCCTGTTAGTATAGGAGTCAATGATACGGATTGTCTGCGCCCACCAACCCCTCCCGATAATACTAATATCGATGAATCCAATACAAAATATAAACCATCACCAGTTGTATCACCTGAATCAGTTAGATCAGTTAGATCTAATATTGATATTTATCAACCGTCACCAGTTGTATCACCTGAATCAGTTGGATCGGCTAGATATAATAACATAACTCCAGCTGACACTAGACATACACATCTTGCAACAACGGCTGCTCCTATGTATATTCCTACTAAAACGAATATACATGATGTTCAATATGAATATAAAAAACCTATTTATGATTCAGATAGTGATAGTGGTGGAGAAGAATTAAAGGGTAAATTAAAGACTATAGAAGAAGAATGTGAAAATATAGAGAGATATACAACAAATAAAAAACACAACTCCAAAAAAAAAATGGTTATATTAAACTCTAATATAGATATTTCTGAAGAAGACTCTACAACAAGCGATACTAAATATACAGAGCATAATAGTACTGAAAAAAAACTACAATCATGGAATGATAGTTTGGTTAATTTAGTAAATAAAGATATAACAAACTCTCAATTGGTCGGTATATTATCAAGATTAGAAATTAACTGGCATGATATAGATGATATTAAAAAATTTGTAAATGATACTTTTTCTACAAATTTAGTCTCTTTAACATCTACTCACTTGGATATTATTGCTAGTTATTTAAACAGTCAGAAAATGCTTTACACTGAATCTAGTTACTATACATCCACATGGTTAAATTATTTAATGATTCCTACTATATTAATATCTGCAACAGCATCAGTATTAAGTGGTGCGGAAGAGAGAATTCCTAACGCCCAGTTTATTATATCATGTATTACAGCATTCAGTGCATTTCTTTTATCAATTATAAATTATTTAAAGTTAGATGCAGCATCAGAAGCACATAAAATTTCTGCTCATCAATATGATAAATTACAAAGTCATATTATGTTTTTTTCGGGTAAATCACTATTATTTAGTTCTGCTGCATTTAATTTTAATACAAGACCAGAAAGGGAACAAAAAAAAATGTTAGAAGCAAAACAGAATGTTAGAAAACGAATAGAAGAAGGTGTAAAAACAAATATAACGGAATTGGAAGAATTTAAAAATAAATTCAAAAAAGATAAACAAAAATTAATGACGGAGATTAAAAGTATTGATCATGACATTATTGGTATTTCTGGTGAAAAAAATAAAATTGGTAATTTAAATGGTTCAAGGGAAGAAATAAATAAAATGTTAGACGAAATTGGTGTTAAGATGTCAAGTAGTTCATTTAATAAAAATTCTTTACACAATGATTTATACAATATAGAATTAGAATACAAAGTAGAAAAAAAAGAGAGAAAGAAAAAAATAGATGCATTTTTTGATGATTTTAAAAAAATTCAAATTGAAGAAAGTGAAAAGGCAATTATCGAGTTAAATGCAGAAGAAACTGGACATCAGAAAGAACTTATGAATAAAATTCTAGAAGAAATTGCCGATGTTCAAAAAAAAATTAAGGAAATCAAAGAAACTAACCAATTTGAAGTTCCAAGAACAATTAGAAATAGATATCCTACAGCATACAGTATTAATGTATTCTCACTTATAAAGATGATTGAAGATTATAAATTAATTTTAACTATTAAACTGTGGTTATATAGAAATAATTTAAGACAACTTAGACAATGTATGTCAACTTGTTCTGATATTCTAGAAAAGACACATGATCTTAGTATTGGTTCTAAAAATATGATAGAAGAGGAAATGAACAAATTCAGAAGAAGTAAAATGAAATTTTCTGAAAAAAAGAATACTATATATGAATCTATTGTTGCATTATCAGTTGCTTATTTAGAAATTGATGCTATATTAGAAGATGAATTAAAACAAGGAGAGATTAAAAGAAGTATGGGCTATTTATTTTATTGTTGCCCTTGCATATTAAGACTGTTTCATGATGGCAGTTGGGTAGATAATAGCTTTATTAATCATATATATAACAGTGCTAGTAAAAATGTAAAAAAATTATCACTTATTGATAAACCTGTTAGACATAAGAAATGGATCGGTACTTCTACTAATGAACACGACGATGATGATAATTTCTATGATATTATTGTTTAATAATTTTATGAATAATATTAAAAATAAATTAATATTATTCTCGGTTGCCGGATTCGAACCAGCGACATTTCGATCACTACATAAAGTGTTCTTTACAAACTACTACAGTCAAATGCTCTACCCCTGAGCTAAACCGAGAGAATATAGTAATAAAATGGGTTCTACTCTATTACTATATTTACTCTCTTTTTCTTTTTAAGTCAAAAAAAATAAAGTTATTTAAAGTTAATTATAATTAAATATCTACCTTGCCTCTACCTCTACATACATTTGTTCCTCAATTTCTCTCTTCGCCTTCTGAACTTGTTCTGAGTACATTTCAATATTTGAACTACTATCATCATCTGTGAAACCATTCATTACGAATCTGAAGACATGTACCTCTTTAGTCTGTCCTATTCTATGACATCTAGCAATAGCTTGTTCTTCTACTTGCGGATTCCAGTCCGGTGTTACAAAATACACCTCATTGTACTTCTGTAAATTCAAACCTTCATTACCTGTCTTTATTTGCAATATAAGCACATCTAATGCATCTCCTAATATCACCTTTCTTTGTCGCTTTGTAACTCTTCCATCGATATATTCGACAGTCATACCAACATCCTCTAGCGTTTTCTTGATGTAATCTGTCTCATCTTTAAATGTAGTAAATATGATCTTCCTATTATTATTGTCTTTTCTCTCGATCACCTTTTTGATCACATCATCCATCTTACTGTGCGCAGGAATAACATTCTTGTCTACGCCAACTCCCATATCATTAAGCGTTTTTAGATTTTTTTCGTTTATCAATCCTGGATATATACACATCATTCGTTCAAACATCATCATCGCCAACATCATATTTTTGTCAGTTGATATATTTTCATGAATATCTGCAGTTAAATCCCTTTCGTTTTCATTTTTCCAAGATGTAATTAATCTATTGTAATGTACTTCAGGTAGTTGTATACCCACCTCCTTCTTTGTTCGCTTCATCACTATGTTCTCCATAATAAATCGCAAATTATTTGTTTTTGTGTATACTTTATTACTAATACCTAAAATATCAAATAGTGAATACAAGTCGTTGATATGATTTTGAATTGGTGTACCAGTAATTAACCATGTTATTTTGCTAGTCATGCTTCTAGCTGCACCATATACCTTTGTTCGTTTATTTCTTAGATGATGTGCTTCGTCATATACTATACGATTCCATTGCACTTGTTGTAATTTTTTTTCTTTTTTACTATCGGATACTAATGTTCCGTATGTAGTCAATACTATGGGAATTTTTTGAATATTCAAACTATTTACTAATTTTTTAACTGCTCCGTGGTATACAAAACAGTTATGCCCAGTTGTTTGTTGAATCTGTTCTCTCCATTGTTCTAATAGTGCAACAGGTAATACAATTAATGTAGGCATACAAAAGTTCTCTAAAATAGTTCCTATTATCATAATGGTCTTACCTAAACCCATCTCATCTGCTACTACACCACCTTTACAGTATTCGTCACTGCTCTCTCTAGATACACACCACTCTACCCCCTTACTCTGATACTCCTTTGCCTCTAATCCGGCTTGTTGTACGAAACTTTTGAACTCCATTTTTGAAGAAATTTTTTAAGATGCATACAACCATATCGAAAAAAACACTTCAACTTTTTTTACGACTAACTTTTTCTGAATTGTTCAATCAAAGTTATTATGGACAATGCGCCAAAAATAAATAAAAATACCTTTGTATGGCCTTTTACACATACTGTTTGTTTTGTATTAGGATTAAATAATAGTAACAATAATATACCCATGCATAGTGTAAACAGATTATGCAAACTTTCTTTTAGTTTATTATATTTTTCTTCATCCTCTTTATTATTTTTATAATTTGCACTAAGACCTAATATCATTGTTACTAAAAATGCTAATTTTACAATTAAAATAAAATATAAAAAAATTTTAAATCCTAAGGAATCTTCCTTGCTCATTATTATATATTTTCAATATATTTTAAAACTTATTTAATTATAACAAATACAATATAAAGCCATTATTGTAATAGATATTGTAATGGTAGTATGGGACTATCTCTTTGTGCATACAGCAATTTAATAAATCAAATTAAATATTATTTTTAACTTATTATTAAGCACATAGTACTTCTTTTTTATAAGCTCCTTTAGCTTAGTGGTAGAGCGTCAGTCTTGTAAACTGAAGGTCGTGAGTTCAATTCTCACAGGGAGCTTTGTTCCTGTAGCTCAGTTGGTTAGAGCATCGGTCTTATGAGCCGAAGGTCTGCGGTTCGAGCCCGCACCTGAACAGCTGGATTTATTGATTGTTCCATAAACAATCTTTATTATGCTCAGATGGCTGAGTGGTATAACACCCGGTTAGCTCAGTTGGTAGAGCGCACGCCTTTTAAGCGTGTGGCCGTGGGTTCAAGCCCCACATCGGGTGATATGTGATGAAACCACATAAAAAGTTTCAACCTTTATTATGCTCAGATGGCCGAGTGGTCTAAGGCGGCAGACTTAAGATCTGCTATCTTCGGATGCGTGGGTTCGAACCCCACTCTGAGCAATAACTGGCTTTGGATGATTGTGCCGGACAGAAACAACATTCATATCTACATACAGCAATTATTACCTTTTAAATATTTAATTAAAACTATAACTGTAGATAGTAAATATATTGCAATATATTGCAATGGTCTCATAGTGTAATGGTCATCACTCGGGGTTTTGATTCCCGCAATCTGGGTTCGATTCCCAGTGAGACCTGGGGAAGAGACAATCCCTTGGGCTAGTACCCAGAAGTCTCAGAGGAAATGGAGGGACAATACCCCAATAAATGGTGTCTCACAGTATTAAGCGTGATAAGGGGAGAAGGGGGGCTTAATACACGGGTGTAGGATTTGCGTGGTAATGGAGGAACATATTCCAATATTGGTGCTGATTATTTAACAAGATTAAACCGCTGAGCTACGACAAGTTTTGAGTTAAATAACAGAAGTGTAGTGTTTCACAGTGTTAAGCGAGGTGTGGGGCTTAACACATAATAAATTTTATAATAAATCAAAGTGGCGCAGAGGCAGCGTGTTGGGCTCATAATCCAAAGGTCAGAGGATCGAGACCTCTCTTTGATATGTGACCTGAATATGTCATTAAACTGTTCAAAGCTCTCATAGCTCAGTTGGTTAGAGCATACGACTGTTAATCGTGAGGTCAAAGGTTCGATCCCTTTTGAGAGCGATTTTATAAATTTTAAAAATATTAAATACTTATATTTTATATATGATTTCTATCAACTTATTTATTATTTCTATTATATCTACTATTATATTCGGTATAGTTGATGCTAGTATATTTTTAATTGGTGAAGAAACATTTCAAAAACAATTAATTAATAAATATCATTTTGATTTACCTATGGCTGAATTAGCTACTGGTGGAATGGCCGCAAGTATTTCTATATTTATTTCATCTTTTATTTCTCATCATCTGGAAGGTCATTTTAAACTTATTGAAAATCCTATTATTGATGCATTTGGTATTATTTTAGGAACAATCTTTATTATTTTACTTTATAAATTCGTTTTAAAACAAAAATACAAAAATACAAAAAACTAAAAAACTTATATAAACAACACACCTTTGCCCGGCTGGCTCAATTGGATAGAGCATCAGACTTCTAATCTGGGGGTTGCAGGTTCGAGTCCTGCGTCGGGTGATAATACAATACTTTTTAATTAATATACATGCTATATTAATTAAAAAAACATTTAAAGTTTCCATACTATATTTACATAACAAACAATGACAAGTAATACTATAGATGCATTTAAAAATATTTTATCACCTTTAACAAATAATAACTGGAATTTTATTAATACAAATAATAATGCTATTATTATGAATAAAAAATATGAAGAATTATCTGAAATTAACATTCAATTCGATAAATCAAACATTCATTTAGTATTGCCATTAAATAATTCTAACTATTCATTTTATAAAAAATTTAATAATATTCAAGATTCGCAAAATTATCTTCAACAATATATACAAGATTTATATTAAACTATTTAAAACTAATATTACTAAAAATATATATAATGGAACATAAAACATCATCTATTGATACTAATGCTAGTACTATCGATGTCTCAATAACACCTGAATATACATCCCTTATTGATTCATCCAACAATGAAATTCTTACTCTTGTTACTGAAAGTATTATGAAACAACTCCCACTTAATGAATCAATTAATAAGCAACACTTATTTCAATTACTTATTATTGGTATGGAAACAGTTGAAAAATCTAAAATTAAAGGTACTAATCAAAAAGACTTAGTTATTCAAGCACTTGTTTCTATTTTAAAGTTAGAATCTGTTCAAGTTACGAATGAAGAACAACTTGTTCATTTTCTTGAAAATGATGCTTCTAATATTATAGATATTATTGTTGATGCATCTAAGGGCAAACTTAATATTAATAAAACAGAATCTTGTGTTAATTATATTATTAAACTATTATTTTCATGTTTAAAGAAAAATAACTAAATTTATTTAGTACATTATAATATGTTTCAATGTACTAAATCACAACTTAAAAATTTATTGTTTTATTTCGAAAATAAATTACAAATTATTTCAAATAATACAAAATTTAATGGATTTATTGTATTCATACTTCATTTAATATTCCAAATTATTTCATTGTATATTTTATTTTTCACACCTATATCATATACATTTTATATTGTTATTGCTATATGGTCTATCATTTTACTATCTAATTTTTATTTTAAAGGATGTTTCTTAACTAAATTGGAAAGACACCTATGGAATACAAAAACATGGTTTGGACCCTATTATATATGTTATGATTTACAACCATCATCAACTAATACAATTAAAAATATATATATATGTCAAATCATATTTGTTGTTACAATCATATTTCTTAGAGTATTATTTAAATACTAAAATTAATAATAATATTAACTTATTATTATTAATATTAACTTATTATTATTAATATTATTTTAAATTATTTTTTGATAATTTATGCGCGTCCGGCAGCACGGGCGGCACCGGCGGCAGCACCAGCGGCGGCACCGGCAGCACGACCCATAGCGGCAGCACGACCAGCAGCCTTAGAGGCAGAGGCGGCGGCACCAGCGGCCTTGGCGGCAGAAGCACCTCTGGCAGCAGAGGCAGCTCTGGATGCAGCCTTGGAGGCAGCCTTAGCAGCAGCAGCAGCAGCCTTGGCAGCCTTAGCGGCACCCTTGGCAGCAGCCTTCTTCATTGAACGAGCTCTTCCAGCAGCCTTAGATGCGGAAGCACCTCTGGATCTGCGCATAGCACGGGATTTAGATCTTCTCATGGATTTAGCCATTTTATATATAATACTCACAAAAAAAATATTATTTATCAAAAAATATATAAACTCACTTACTCCTTAAAAATATAATTACTCACATATTCTAATTATATTTTCACTATTCTCCTAAAACTCACCATATAGTATCAGTATTATGCCACCACATTCCATCCCCCTTTTTTACATTATATAATTCTCTAAATAGTTTTAATCTTGTTAATGGACAATTACATCTATATTTTTCTAAAGGATGAGGATTCTGTTTTAGTTGTGCTGGTAATGCCGAATCAAATATCTTTTGTCTTGATTGAATCGCACCATACACATAAAATGCTTTTAATGATAAATTTTTTATTAATGCTAAATCCTTATGTACTAATTGAAAGTAAAATAAATACTCTTCCGCTAAAGCTAATCCAGATATATCAGCTAGATCTTCTCCTACACCTATCTCTGCATCAAACTTTATTCCATCTCTTGCTGCAAATTCCTCATATTGCTTCACAACATCTTTTATCTTCTCCTTGAACTTTTTCCTATCTGCGTCTGTCCACCAATTATTTAAATTCCCATCAGCATCAAACTTACTTCCCATATCATCTAAACTATGACTTAACTCATGTCCCATTGTATATCCTATGTATGCTAAGTTATATTCTATTCCACGCTGTCCCAAATCTATAAATGGTCTTTGCAAATATGCTAATGGACAATATATCGAATTGCTTGTAGGTCGATAATAAGCATTTACCATATATGCTTGAGTTCCTACTAACTTAAACTCATCCCAATCTATCTCTGGTATATCTATTACTGATTTACCTTCTAATTGTATCATTTTACTTCGTTTCCATCCTGCTAATAAAGCCATATTATACCATGGATCGTCTTTTCTATATGTTAATATCGGATCCTCTCGTAATTCTTTTGGAGAACCTACAACTATCTCTAATTTCCTTAATTTATTTAATGCCGCCTTTTTTGTCGGTGGCGACAACCATGTATTTCTTTCAATCTTTTTTATAAATACCTCTTTCAAATCTTCTACCATATTCTTTACATATACTACACGAACCGGATCAAAATTATGTGCTACATATTTCTCTGTTAAAAATGTATTATAACAAAATGATAATGGAAAAATTGAATATTGCTCCTTAGGCATTCTTACTGGCTGACCCTTTACAAATTTTCCATAAAATTGATAATATACATCACACCAATCATAATCAAATCTTATTAATTGTTTATAAAAAATAAACATCCACCATGTCTTCCATTTTACTGTGTTCCAATTGTCTTTCAATAACTCTACTGTGCATTTTAATGCATTTAAACTTGATACTACTACTTTATTTGGAATCTCTTCATAACCTGCTTTCCCTTCCCAATACTCTCCTGGAAATGCAGATCTCTTTCCTAACTTTGATGCAAACATACCCCAATCAAAACCATAGTCTTTCTCTAATTCTTTTCTTGTTACTACATTATAATAATCAGGATCTTCCTTTTTTATTTTATCACACCCCATCGCATCTAATAATTGTAACTCTACATCCCATACATCAATTGGATCATACTTCTCCCATTCATCAGGTAATACTGTTTTAAAGGTATTTATTATAAATTCAAAATATTTCTCTTTAAAGTCTTTCTTAAATTTCTTTGTTTTTGCATCATCTGATTCATCCTCGATATAAACATAATAATCATATATTCCTAATTTCGGAGGACTTAAATGACTTATATACTTCTTTACATTCTTCTCATCCGGTAAAATACTCCACACTATCGGTGCCTGCCAACTGTATATCTCATCGTTATTTGCATATCCTAATAATCCATACATATCATCTGTTATTACAAATTTCTCTACTTCTTCCTTTATTGTTTTTGCATATTTTAACCCCAACTTCTTATCTGCTTTTACTATACAATGCTCTACTGCCTCTATTGACTCTGCCTTTCTTTTCCCTTTATTCATTTTTATGTAATCGTTTGTATAACCAATCACCTCTTTATATACCTTATCTTGAATTATTCTAAAATCATCTACTTCTACATAATACTCGGGATGACTTTTTAATATTTCTGTTTGATCTTCTATCCATCCGTGATTTACATAATCATAATAATCCTCGTTTGGTTTATAATCCTTCTCTTTTTCTAATTTTTTAAATTCATCCTTTAACTGTTCCGCAAACTTATTATAGTTTTTCTCTTTCTCTGGTAAATCGTTTAGTATTTTCATATTATTATCTCTAAATAATCTTTTCAATACTTCTATCTTACCTTCTTTGTTATATTGTTCTGTTTCTATTACTCTGTCAGTCGCTTTTCCTAACACATTTATCCCCTTTATTTTTTCTTCATATTTTATATTCTTGTATTTCTTTAAACTTGAATTCTTTTTACTATGGATTTTCCCTTTTAATGATTTTCCCATTTATATAATTTGCATATACAAAAAAAAACATTTATTAATTTACTTTAAATTTTTTTAAATCCCCTACATATCACTTATCTAAACTACCAATCTTCTTCATCAGAATCCTCATCCATCATTTCACACCACGACTTGGTCACTCTTACCGATACATTCGTCTTCATAGCAGCAGGAGCAGGAGCAATCGCCACACACTCTTCTTCCTTAATAGGTAGACTCGCTACTCTCGGTGCCGGTTTCGCCACAACTGCAGCCCATCCAATCAATACACCTTTGGAAGAAATATCCTTCTCCTCCTCTTCTGAATCATACAGTGAGTCAAACATATTATTCTTCTTCTCTTTCTTCATAACCATATCCTTCTTTTCAATCACGAAGCTTGATCTACTCAACCTTCTAGTCATCTTTTCCTTCTTCTTCAACACCGAACAGTACTTGATCGTATGTCCTGCTTCCTTGCAGTAATTGCACTTCGTCGACAACAAAGTCGGACAAACTACCTTACTCTTCGCATCACGACTACTTCTCACGAAATGCGACTTATACACACTCTCCCCCTTACCCGCCTCAAAGCATACTTTGCAAAAACTCGACATTTTATATCTGGAAATTTCAATATTCAATTATAATTATTACTATTTCAATACTTATTACTTCAATTTTTTATTAAAAGTGTTTTTTCCAAAATATTATAAAAAAAATCACTCTATTTAGTCTTTAAAAACAACAAATTTTATTTAATTATACTAATCTATTCTTCCTCTTCATCTTCTTCCCATATTAAGTCATTCTCATCTTCATTCTGATACGCAATCACACTCTTCATTAATGACAAACCAAATAGTCGTAACGCATTCTTAAAACTTCCTCCAGGTGAATCGAACAGTGTTATAGCTTCAACATGTTCCTCAATGTTCATTATCTCCATCTCTTCTTTAATTAAATCTACTCCTACTTCTAGATTTAGCGCCTTTGTCTTTGATGGTTTCTCCTCTTCTATATCACTCCTACACATCGGACATGTATTATTGTTCTTCAATGCTTTCACTAAACATGTCAAACAAAATGAATGCTCGCAATTTGTTTTTGCAAAATTCTTGTTAGAATCTAACTCATCCATACATATAGCACATGTACCACAGTTCTCTTTTTTTAGTTCCTTTTTCTCTGCAGACTTATCACATCCACATGCTGTCTTTACTTGTTGTCCCTTCATCATTTTTCAGAATTTATTCTTTCAATTCACATTAATCATATACTACTCTTATTCTTTTTAAAATACTTCAATTTTTTCTAACACTCATTTTTTAATAAATCATATCCCTCCATTCTTTCGGAATACTACACCTCTTATTTGTACTCTCTAATATATCCCCTATATACATTCCAATCATTCCACCCATTATACTTCCTAATACTACCTTTCTATCAAATACTCTATCCCAATATATATCACTTTTATGTATCTTATGTAAATATATGCAACTTATTCCACTACATACCATTCCCGTATAAATCTTATGTAATATTTTATTTACTATATGATACATTTATATAGTTAATATAAATTTATATATTTTAGAAATATATAATGGTTAAATCTAATCGCGTTAAATATGGTGGTGATAATTCTGCACTTCAACAACAAGTCGATGATATTCAAAAGCAACTTGATATGGTTAAATCTCAACTTGTATCTGAATCTACACCTAAAAACATGACACCTATGTCTCCTGAACCTATGCCTATGTCTCCTGAACCTATGCCTTCTAAACCTATCTCTCCTGAACCCATGCCTATTTCACTTGAACAACAAACTATTACTGTTGATGGTTTCAACGGTACAGTTTCTCAACTTAAAAGTCAAATCTCCGGCAAAATCGGACAGCTCACTAGAAACAAAAAAAATCAACAATACCTTGACAAAGCTGCTAAAATGAAATCTGTTCTTAATCAAATTAGAGCTTCTAAAACTACTTCTGATGTAGAAACCGTATTAAAAAATAATCAATTTATTGTTAAATTCAAAAATAATACTCTTATGGGCGGACAAAAATCTAAAAAACATCGTAAAAAATCTAAAGGAAAAAAATCCCGCAAACATTAATTTTATTAATATTTTTAATTACTATCTAGAAATATTAATCATCTAACTAATATTCACACTGCTATTCACACTACTATTCACAATACTATCGTTGAATACATCCCATAAATCCATACTTTCCTCATTTAATAACACTTCCCTTGTTCCAGTATTTATTACTGTTTCTCCTACTAATCCATCCATATTCACATTACTTCGTATATACTCTATATAATTCATAAAAGGTCCATCTCCTTCTGTAAAACTCATATAATCTTCATCGCTACTTACTCTACTACCCCCTTTTACACCTATGTAATCTTTGTCGTCTATCATCATCTCTCTACACAATGGACAAGAATTTTTTTTCATTATTGTTTTTGTAAAACACGGTGTGCAAAACTTATGACAACATTTAGTAATTACAAAATTGCTACTACTTATTCCCTCATAACATATTGGACATTCTCCACCATCATCATTACAATGAGTTTTTGTTTTTTTTATTTTTCGATTATTTAACCATGCTTTTTTTAATTGTAATACCAACTGTACCTTTCCACCACATAACTTTAATCCTCCCACAAATCCTATCTTTCTTAGAATATTTATTGACATTGAGTTAAAATCCGGTTCTTCTTCACTCAACAATAACTTACCTAATTCATTATCTATATGACAAGTTTTTAATGTATGATCCTTACTATGACAATACGAACATACCATACTTCCTTCTTTCCCTCCTTTTAAATTTGAAAAATTTCTTAAATTCAATCTATACATATATACATTCTACAAAAAGTTCTTCAATTTTTATTTTTTCATATATATATATATTAATGAACGCATATCTTAAACTTGTTCTAGGTGCTATTATCGGTATATGTGTGGGTTTTTTAGGAGGCTTTCAAGGTATTGCCGGTGGATTTTATATTTCATTGTTATTACTCTCATTAGGTATTGTTGATACACAAAGAAAAGCTGCAGGAACTACACTCCTAGCTGTAGTATTCCCATTATCGGCTGGTGCATTGATGGAATACTATAAAACTGGCGATATTGATATTAAATTAGGACTTACTATCACTGCATTTTATATTATTTTTGCTACACTAGGAGCTAAATTTAATGCACAAATACCTGAACAACTTACTGTATTAAGTCTTGCTGTATCACTTATGCTTACATCACTTGTTTTCTTTTACCAATATATGACTAAATACAAGAAAAAATAAATTAACATTATTTAAATAAACATCCGTATTATATATATATAAAATGTCTTTTCATAAAATTTATCCTCTTATTAGTGATATTAATAATACCACTAATAATAATAATAATACCAATTATATTAATTATTATGATTACTTCAATACTGATCTTAATAGTGATGATGACACATATTACGAGAATAAAATAGAAACTCTTAATCCATCTGATATTATTAATAATGATAATAATAATTATGAAACTGATTCAAATTCTACTGGATACGATGAAAATAATATTATTATTAATTCAAAAAGAAAACCCTCATTTATAAGAAGATCCTTAAATAAATTTACGAGATCTGTTAAAAATAGTTCTGATCCAATTAGCTCACAAACACTTGCTATTACTTCTAATAATTATAATAATAAAATTCCTTTGTCGTGTGGAATATGTAGTGTTGTTTCGGTTTTAACATGTGGTTTGTTAGGATAATAATTTTTATATTAACTTATATTAAATATGTCAAATAATTCATTTGAAATTATTACTGTAGCCACACATAAAGAAGGTAAGCTAAATGATCTTATTAATAATAAATTTAATATACCTATTACTGTATTAGGATTCGGGCAAAAATGGACTGGATTTAATATGAAATATCAACTCGCATATGATCATATCAAAAATCTTCCTGATGACAAAATTATTATTTTTTTAGATGGATTTGATAGTGAAATTAAAAAATCGCCTTATTTAGCACTCGACACATTTAAACAACATAACTATAAACTTATATTCTCACTTGAACCCGGTAGTGGATTAATAGGAGGACATAAATTTGTTTTTGATACATGCAAACATAATGAAATAGGTAATACTGGTCTATATATGGGTTATGTTAAATATCTTAAAATATTTCTCCAAGAAACATTTAAAAATAAATGTAAAGACGATCAGGTTGTTATGAATAGATTATGTAGTAAATATGATTTTATTGATGTTGATATTAATCAAAATATTTTTCAAAATCTTAAAATTGTTAATGCATATAATTATAACAATAAAGCCTCCTTTATTAGTTTCCCTGGTACATTTTCTTTTAAAAGATTTTTTAGAGGTTTTGTTGAATACTCACAATTTTTTATCCTTATTATATTAGCATTATATTTCTCATTACTCTACTTATTTTTAAAACTTATCAAATCTAAAAATAAACGAAATTTATGTATTATATTCACTACTATAATATTTGTTTTTTGGTTTAAAAATATGGATTATAGCTGTGTTAATTGAGGTATATCTACTAGTTTCCATTTTAACGGATCATCATCTCTTATATCAGCGACATTTAATTCACATTTTACCTTTCTATTATTACTATTTAATAAAGTGAAATTTTGGTTATTGTATCCATATTCCATAGTAGTATGTACTTGATGAGAGAAATTACATCTATAATTATCGGCAATCCCTTTTAATAATACCCACATTAAACAATATCCATTATATCCCCATGAACTCATATTGTTGTCATCATCATCATACATATTTTTATTAAAGCACACTGGATTTTTGCAATCTATATTTATTTCAATATTTCTACCAAGTATTCTCTCTATATGTAAATATAAATCTATTGCATCTTCTTTGCTCATATAACATGCTACTGTTACATGACCTATATGCTCACATTTTAACATATTTTTTGGATATGTAAGCCATACCCCATATTTATATCCCATTATATATACAAATATACTAAATTAATATATCTATTTTATATTCATTTACTACATAACCCCTACATAAAAATATAAATGTATAATTATTATTTAACTCCATTGAATTTTATTAATTGTTTGTGTTGAGAGAAAAGGATATAGAAAAGAATAAAATCCTTTTATTATGGTATTTGCATTTATTATTTGAATTTGACATAGTGATTCTTCATATTTTTTCAATATTTTTATAATTCCGATTGCTGTTGTTATTTCCAAAGAATGTTTTATACCGAAATCCCTGCAATCAAATATCCAACTCCATTTTTTATTATTATTTTGTTCTAAAACTTCTTCATAATGGTATAGTATGCCTTGCGTATCCCAATATTTTGTTGCGTCTGCAGGACAAGTATAGTACATATATACACCATCTGATGTTTTTCCATAAAAATCGAATGAATGACTACCTGGTTCTTCCTCACATATACTGCACATTTGATTAATGATTATATAATTATATTATAGATATGATCGCACTTGGGGGGAATATATAGAGTGTCATACTCTTCAACGGAACTCTGTTATGGAGATACTGTCCCACCAGGCACCCCCTGCAACGGAACTATCCTCTTTTCCAAAAAACACCCTCTCTCCCCCCTTTCACCCTTGATCCCCCCTATACCCACTAACCAGAAATCGGTTACATAACGGGAAATCGGTTACATAACCATTTACCGGTGTAGGCAAAAAAATTGAAGTTGATTTCACCTAATCTGGAAATGCGTATCAACACAGTACGAGTCTAGAACTTAATCAACTTCAACATGGAATCATGTTTAATATGCTGCGAGGACTTCAACCAGTCCAACCACAAAGAGGTTTCGTGTCAATGGTGTCAGTTCGCAGCATGTCGATCTTGCTGTCAAACCTACATCTTGGACCAAGACGAAACCGTTTGTATGAATAAAAATAAAAAACCAGATGGCAGTTTCATCTGTCAAAAAGTCTGGACTAGAAAATTTGTAACGGATAATTTCCCTAAGAACTGGGTCAGTAAGCAGTGGAAGGCAATGAACTCCCGAGTCGGGGTAGAGCGTGAAAAGGCTCTGCTTCCAGCTACTATGGGCGTTGTCGAAAACCGAAAGGGCATCAAATCTATGGAAGAAGAGGTTAGGGTTATTGATGCTGAAATCAGTCGTCTACAGAGCCGTAAATGGGCACTTAAACAGCAAATTGCAGCTGGGGGTAATGTCGTTAATACTAAGGCTGATACTGTCGGACGCAAGTGTCCGGACGAGGAATGTCGTGGCTTCCTCTCAAGCCAATGGAAGTGCGGACTCTGTGACAAATGGACCTGTCCCGATTGTCATGTCGTCAAAGGTACGAGACGCGATGCCGAACATACATGTGACCCCGATGTCAGAGCTACAGCTCAGTTCCTAGCTAAGGACACCAAACCTTGTCCCAAGTGTACCACTCCCATTCATAAGATTGAAGGATGTGACCAGATGTGGTGTACTCAGTGTCATACTGCTTTCAGTTGGCGTAAGGGTACTATTGAAACTAGAGTCCATAACCCACATTACTATGAGTGGCAAAGACAGCAGAACAGAGGCGCTGCTCCTAGAAACTTCGGCGATTTCGAGTGTGGACGCGACCTAGCTGATCAACAAGCCCTCCGATACATTAACCGTCTACTTGGCTCTAAAGAAATGTTTAGCAACTTGTCCAGTCAGGATATACTCAAAATGGAATTTCTCTCCCGCACAATCCCCACTACTATCCGAAAGACTATCCATCTTCAGGCTCATGATGGAGACCGTTTTAGAACGGACAATGTGGTAGATAATTTAGAAATTAGAGTCCGTTACTTGAATAAAGAGATCACTGACAAACAGTTCGCTTCTAAGGTACATGCCGCTTACAAAGCACATGAGAAGAAAAAGGACATTGCTGATGTCATCCAACTTCAAGTTCAAGGTGTAACGGACATTATCTACCGTATTGCTGATTTCTTAAAAAGTAACTGTCAAAAGGAAGGCCAACCCAATATATTTAAGAAATTTAAAGACACTACAGCCAAAGAGGTTAGTAATATGTTTTCCGAGGTATATCAACTTACAGATTATTCCAACGAAATTCTCAAGCAACATGCAGAGACATATGGATGTAAAACCTGGCGCATATCATATGAATCACAGGGATGGAAGGTTCTTAGCTAGAATAGATAAATAGATTGTTTTTGTAAAATTAATTAATAAAATTGAAGTTTTTTTTCTCTTTTAACAGACCACATCTCTAATTTAATATGCTTGCCCGATTTATTTTAAAAATGTTCTCTCCAGCTAATAGTCCTATCCCTAAAACAAAGGACGAACTCTTTGTGGAATTACTCAGATCTCAACTCGATGAACTGAATCGAAAAGTTGATGAAGCTAATGCAAAACTCAGACTAGAGCAAGAAAAATCTTCATCTAAAAAGAAGCCTTCCAAATAATTACTCATTTTTAACATATTTAAATAAATTTCATTTTTTTTTCATTTTTTCTCTCGCTTTTTTTTATCAAAAAACTCACAAAAAAAAAAATTGAAGTAGTTTTGTTTCAATAGTCAAATTCATATTCAAAAACTTATACAGTTCGAAAACTTTTAAATCAACATGTCAGCAACCAACCAGACCCCCAAGTTCATGAAGGCTATGTACGCCATCGCTCAGGACAACAAGGTAAGTAAGAAGGAGATGAAGGCCAAGGAGGCCAAGAAGATCAAGGGTGCTAAGGAGTACAAGAAGCAACAGGCCATCCTAGCTAAGGAACAGGCCAAAGAGAACCGCAAGCTCACCGCACTTGCAAAGATCGCTGCCAAGGAGGCAGCCAAGGAGGCCAAGAAGGCAGCCAAGGACGCAGCCAAGGAGGCCAAGAAGGCTGAGAAGGAGGCAGCCAAGGAAGCCAAGAAGGCTGCCAAGGAGGCAGCCAAGGAGGCCAAGAAGGCTGAAAAGGATGCAGTCAAGGAGGCCAAGAAGGCTGAAAAGGAGGCAGTCAAGGAGGCCAAGAAGATTGAGAATGAGGTTGCAAAGGAAGAAGCCAAGGCTTTTAAGGAGGCTGAAAAGGAAGAGGCCAAGGCTTTCAAGAAGCAACAGGCTCTTCTAGCCAAAGAGGCCAAGAAAGCTGAGAAACAAGCTCAGAAAGAGGCTGAGAAGGCCGAAAAGCTTATCCTCAAAGAGGCTAAGAAGGCTGAAAAGGAGGCTGAAAAGCAGTCTAAGAAGCTTGAAAAGGCCACCGAAAAGAACACCGAGAAGGTTGAGCGCAATGATCTCATTAAGAACATCTGCGAACAACTCGGTAATCAAGCGGTCACAGCCTAAGATATATATTGCATTATTTAACTTTAACTTATTTAACTAAACAAAATTAAAAGGGCTTTAATTAGTGCCTTTTTTTATGTTAAAAAAATTGAAATACTTATTCATAAATATATCTCATTTATCAAACTAAACAAACACTATGATTTTTATCATTGGAGCTGCTATTATTGTTGTTGTATTATTTGCCTCTCTTGTAAGAGAACAAATAAATCAGAACACATAAAAATAAAATTGAAATACTTATTCATATTTATTTCTATCTTATACCCAACAAATATTAACAAATTTCATATCAATTATGCCCTGCGCCTTCTGTGGATTAGAAGGACATAACCGACGAACATGCGAACAATGGAGAAATATCTCAAACAATGCTACTACTATTACAAATCATGAAACCATCAATCATATACATATTTATAATACACCTACTACACCACCACCTAATACACCACCTACTACGCCACCTACATTGCTTAGACGCAGAATTCGAGACACTACTACCCCAACAAACATTATCAATTACTTTGTTGATAGAACTCCTATGACTATTGATGAATTAACTACTTATTCTCCTGAAAAACCTTCTCTAGTCCTACAAGTTGATAAACCCATACAAACTGATGACTGTCCTATATGTATGGAATCTTTATATAACACAAACAAATTTATTACTAGATGTGGTCATCAATTCTGTGGTGACTGTATGATTACACATATTAGACATCATAATAACTGCCCTTGTTGCAGAGGCACCCTTGCTTAAAATCAAACAAACAATCCCAAAAGATATTTATTGGTCATAATGTATATCTTTTTTTTAGTAACACTCTATCATCATCAAGATATACTCTTTCATATTTACCTTGTAGAGAGAAATTCAAATTAAATAATTCTACTATTTAATCGACTATTTTCTCTCACTAACCCAGAAATCGGTTACATAACCATTTACCAGTAAGTATTTTAATATACAGCAAAAAATAATTATATTTATTAATAAAACAACACTACTTTTCTCTCTATCTTTACTTCATATATACTCTTTTCAATCCATAAGGCTTTTGCACATCCCCCATAAAACCGCTCAAATAGAAGGTGTAGAATTCTCCTTTTTTGTGGTGGTAGAACATATGTCTTGTTTTCCCCCAGCTTGATGATCCATGTTGTTCTATATGATCAACATCACATGTCTTCATCAAATTATCCAGAATATTGTTACTTACTTCTTCATCCTTGATGTTCAATGTTGGTGCTAAGAAATATTCATCACATATTTCTCCTTTTTCAATCATCCCTTCTAGATCCTTTTGCAGACTGTATCTCTCTATCACTTCATTCTCACAATATGTTTTTCTGCAAAGTTGTCGTGGGTTATTTGCTCCCATATCTACTCCACATATCACACATCGGTTTGTATCTTCTAATTCGATAGTATTCATTTCTCTTTACTGGTTTAGATTCCCCGCCCTTACATTTCAATTTTATGTAGAAGGTCTTATTTTATAACCAAAGGTGCTACTCTATAATTATCGAGACATACTCTATCATTTTACCTTTATAGAGAGAAAATCAATTTAAATAATTCTACTATTTTATTCTCTATTTTCTCTCACTAACCCAGAAATCGGTGACATAACCATTTACCAGTAATAAAAAAATTTACTTAATTAATTAAAATACAAATTGATTTCTACCTACTTACTTACTTACTTATTTATTCGTCATCTTCATCCGGCAATTCTCCGATCTCAGATGTCTCTTCGTTCCATACTCCGATCGCGTCATGTGAGTTAATATCGAATAAGATATTGTCTTCAGATTTCAAATAAAATTTTCCATTTATTTCAAATTTCACAACATTAGTTTCATCTTCTTCTTCTTCTTCTTCTTCATTAATATTTTCGGCCAATAGTTCTGTTTCTTTGCAAACATTTGTTTGTTCTGATACTAGAGATGCGATTAGTTCTTCTCCTACATTATTACACACTACAGCCTTTTCTTTTTTTGGCCTACCTCTTTTTTTCTTTTCCATTGAGCATTCTGATCCAGTATCTTCAGCGCTAGTATCTTTCTTAGGTCTTCCTCGCTTCCCTTTTTTTTCATTAAAATGACATTCAGGGATAGTCCATCCTAATTTTTTTGCTTCCCCTTCAGCTTCTTCTCTACTTATATTTAGTTTTTTCATTACATTTGCATATGGTATAGTCTTTCTACCTTTTGGGTCTATATAATCTAATATATCCACTTTCAATCGTTCACTTACTGAACCATATGGAGCACGCCCTCCATTACGCCTTACCGAACCTTCACAACTCTTGCAGTATTCTTTATTATTCTCTTTTAATTTATTGCATTGTGTATGCAACCCATTATTTAACTTTAATCCTGAACAATTTCCCTCTACAACCACTCCACACCAAGGTAATACACATCCTACTGAACTCATTACACTCTCCCCAACACCTGACACTTCCTCATACCCCAAACATCTCATCATATCTGAATACCCTACCCCTACACCACCTTCTTCTAAACCCTTACACACCATACTACTCAACTCATAACTACACGACTTTGATAATCTCATACTCATTATTACTTCTTATTCTCACTCACTCAACAACAACAACACTTCAATTTTTTTTTCT